TGCCCACATTATTAATAGGATAAGAAAGCTGGCTGTAACTCTCAAGGTTCCCTCCGAGCCACAGTTCTTGGATGTTCTCTCCTCAAAAAGAGCCACGAAACAGAATTTAGAAATTGCCAAGGAGTTTCTTTCCAAGGTTACTGTCTGGAGAAAGATGAGAATTATTCAGGCATTGAACTACCGGATTTCCGGCGGAGAGTCAATTGTTTACAGAATTCGTAATGGAAAACTCTTCTCCACAGAATTCAAGCAAAACAATCCAAAAGATGTGGAAACTTTTCTCAGACTTACTATGCTTTCTCTGGGGGATGACATTTTCTCCAAAGTTCACGGTAAGAAAATCTACATTCCTGCTGGTGTGAATTATGGTCTGCCTACTTCTGAGAAGCAGTTTGTGGGAAATATTCCATCAGGAACATCTGTCACTGTGGACAAGTATTTGATTATCGGAATCTGGTGGCACAATACCCAAAGAAGAATTGACCTTGATTTCTCCCTGAATACTCTAGGTGGAAAGTTTGGCTGGGATAGTGCTTACAGAAATTCTTCTGGTTCAGTTCTGTTCTCTGGAGATATGACAGATGCTTCCGGCAAAGGTTCCAGCGAACTTTTCTATCTGAAACCGCAGTTCAATTCTGCCGCAATGTCTATGGTAAATTACTACAACTTTAGTGACTCAGACCCCGTTCCTGCCAAATTTTTTCTGGCACGGGAAGGTGTTGAAAGCTTACCCAAGAATTACATGGTAGACCATTCCAAGATTGTTGTCAGCATGGATTTTGAAATAAAGGAAAAGCAGACTGTCTTTGGATTTGTGCGTAAGAATTCTAACGGAAGTCTGGTTTTTCATTTCACGGAAGGAACTCAGGGAAATTCCATCACATCCAGTAACAACAAGTATACGGAGAATTCCATCCAATATCTTGTGGATTATTTTGAAACGATGATTACTCTGAATTCTGTTCTGGAATATGCAGGTGCTATTCTTGTCGAAACAGCTAAAGAAGCTGATATTGACCTTTCTCTGGAAAGTCTAGAGAAAGATACCATCTTGAACTTGTTCAAATAAAAGAAAGGAATAAACGATGGACGCAAAAAGTTCTAAAAAAGCCAAGAAAAAATCTGCCACCAAAGTCCAGTACTATAAAATCATTAATACCCGTGGACACAATGGTTTGGTTTATCATCTCGGTAAAAATTTTGACCCAGACATTACTCCACTTTCTAGGGTAGGTTCCTGCCAGCCGGGTGCTATTTACTTTACCAAAGCAGAATATCTGTATAGATTTATCTCACACGGTTCAAAAATTGCGTGGGTAAAGCCTATAGGATACGTCAAGAGAGATTCTGAAGGGGATAAGTGGAAGGCTAAAGGCATAGAAATTACGCAGATGCTTTCTTTCAAAGAAGCTCTACCACTTATCTACGACGGAACTAATGCAGAAGAACTTGTGTTAATGTATGATGAATTTCACCTTCGGGTTCCCAAGGAAATAATTGAGAACCTTAGCCTGGAATCTCAATGGAAATATTATGCAGAACAAAGTACTAGTATTGGTAGAGAATTTCTCAAGAACAATACTGGCAATCAGGAACTTGTACAAATTGTTCTTAAAACCTACAATAAGGGGTATTGCCTTGATGATTACTCTGAACAATTTGTGCTTATCTGGCTTCTGGAAAATGGAGTTGATTTTTTAAAACTGAGTAAGGGTGATTTGTTCGACCTTTTTTCTGACAATGCTCAGTGTAGAAAGTTTCTTAAGAATCTTGTGGGGGAGATTTCTTACAAACTAATCCATTTGTTTGCTGGCTGGTAAAAATTTCAGGGCATAGTTGAGTTCCTTTACAAAAAACTTTTAATTTTATTACTCACCGCCCGAAAATCTAGGGGGATTTATTAACCAGAAATTATCAAGAAATTGGTAGTTTCTGGTTAGTAAGTTTTTTCATTCTAAAAGAAAGGAGGAAGCTATGAACTTTCAAGAGCAGTTGAATTTGTTGGCAGATAAAGCAGCAATTTGCAGGGTGGAAAACGCAAGCGGAACTGCTGGTATTTTTAGATATCAGCCTCTCCTAGATACTGATAGAGCATTCTGGGAAAAGAATCCACACAGATGTTATGTCTTTGAAATTGGAGTAAACTGTGGAACAGTATTTTCCGCATCTCTGGTGAAAAGTATTACCATGACAGACAATGAGTGGATTATCAAGTTAAAATAAAAGGAAAAAAACTATGTTAGTTTTTGTGTATGGAACTTTGATGAAAGGCGAAGCAAATAATCGCCTGCTCAAAACATCGGAAAGAATGGGTACAGAAATCGTATCAGGATTTACTATGGTAAGTCTTGGTGCATATCCTGCCTGTATTTCTGATGAAACATCCACCACTTCCGTCCTAGGAGAGGTCTGGAAAATTGATACTGAAACTTTCCAGAGATTAGACCGTCTGGAGGGCTATCCACACTTTTATGACAGAAAAGAAGTAGATACTTTTGCAGGAAAGGCGTGGATATATTTCATGCCCAAGGAGAAACGGAACGAAGAACTTTATGAAAAAATCCAAAGTGGAAGCTGGAAACAATATCTCTCAGAAAGGAAAAAGAAATGAATTATATTTTGTACCATCATGAATATTCTGGAGACAAGTACACAGAAATGATACAGGATTCTATGGAAGCTCCCTGTAATCTTGTTGCCAAAAGAGGGGAGAACAATTGGTATGAAAGAACTCAGCACGAAAAAACATGGAAACATCTGGGCAGTATCAAATCAATTCTGTGGAACGGAAAGAATAACGTCATAAATTGGGGAAATCGTATCTTTGCAAATGACGATTATTTTCGCCTGAATGTTCCATCGGCTATTTCAAAGACATCCAACAAGAGAACTGCCAGAAGACTCTTGCAGGAAGCCAAGGTAAGTGTTCCTTACACCGTCTTTCCTGAACCAAATATGTCTACAGCATATTATCAGGATGTAATTTTCCCGGTAATCGCCAGACCTTTCCGCCACCTTAAGGGTAGGGATTTCCATGTCCTGAATACTGTTGAAGAACTGATGGTCTTTCTGTGGGGGAAAAATGTTGAAGACTGGTATGTGTCAGAAGTTTTCAACAAAACACATGAATTTCGCATTCACGTTGCTCATGGGAAAGTTTTGCTGGTTCACCAGAAATCCTTTGCCAAGGGAAATATCATGGAAACTTCAGAAGTAAATTCAGGATTTTGGCGTGTGTTAGATTGGAGCGAATTCAATCCAGCTTTGTGTATAGAATCTATCAAGGCTTCTGAGGTTCTTGGACTGGACTATGCCGCCGTGGATATTATGTGGAATGCTCACGACAATTCTATGGCAATTTGTGAGCTTAACACTGACCCAGATGTCGGAACTCCCTACGTGTCAGGAAAATATGCAAAGTATTTTGACTGGGCTATTGGTAACGATTTTCCATCCCATTTTCCTGTCAGTGGTACTTCTGTGTTTTATCCAGAAATTCTAAAGGAACGTTCATAGAAAGGAGTTACTATTGAAACTATGTAATGTTTGTTCCAAAAATCTCATGAAAGGAGGTACTTAAAAATGCCTAATGGTTTTTTCGGTCAATTGTTCGATACTGTTGGCATGGAACAGGAGGGAATTTCTCTGGATAAGGAAAATAACCTACCCACTATGATAAATAATATGAAAAAAGCCTATCCGTACACTGGTGGGCAAATAGCTATCACCCATGATGCCAGTACAGAATTCAACGCCACTTATATCAGAACAAATGTGGGACTAATTTTGGTGTCAAATCATACACCAGAGATGTCTTCACTATTTTCTGACATTAAGTATGAGAACAAAATTATGGGCTATGAACTGGTGACAACTCCTTTGGAAATTCCCCAACTTGAGTCTCTGATTTATCCTCTGGAGAATTATCTGGTTGCTTCTGGAGATTTTCTTTCCAATAGAGCGGCCATACATTATCACATAGGATTTGGCAACAATCTCAGAATTCTGCAATCCTTGTTAAAGATTTGCTTGCAGATTGACCCTGTGCTTTTTAGGCTGGGGGGAATGGGTAGGACATTCAGGGGACAAATTAACAGAAGTGCCTATGCCAGACCTTTGCTAAATTCTGTTGCAGTAAATGTTTCCACAAGAGATACAGAAAAAAGGTACGCAAGAATTATCAATCCTATACAGGCGATGGATGCCAAAACTTTGACAGAATTTTGGGCCGGTTTTGGTGTTGCATATCGTTCCGGCGGAGGTTCTGCTAAATATGCTCCGTGCAGATATTCCGGGTCTAATTTCTACAGTGTTCCACAGCACGGAACTATGGAATTTCGTCATTTCAATCAGTCCCACGATGCGTACCTGATTATGGCAATAGCAAAGTTTCTCAGAGGAATTGTGGAACTTTCCACTGTAATAAATAAGAGAGACCTTTCCACTCTGGAAGTGGTAGAATCTAACAAGGAAGTTTCTATGTCAGATGCCTTGACTATTGTGAACAAAATTGTATCACTATGTCATGGATATGAATTGGAGAATCTTCCAGACGAAGAGGAGGTTGCGGTAATTCTGGAAGCAATTTCCCTGTCTCATTTTGTGGAAATTCCTGCTATTCCTGTTCTTACACATGTCAAGGATGATTCCAATACAATCTCTTTAGAAATTGCTAAGATGGGAAAGTTGGAATTTTTCTCCAAGGTTCTTCCTCCTCATTATCTGGATATACATAATATCAAGGAGAATCCAAGCTCAATTTATGACTGTGAGCCTTATCCAGATGTTCCTAAAAAGAATAGTTCCGAGTCCGATGATGGATTCTTTGTAGAAAATGATACGATAGTAAATGATGAATCTTTTGAAGAAGAGTCCGAGCCAGAAGTTGAGGATGAAGAATCCTCAGAAGGAGATGAAGATTAATGTGCCAGATAACGATTGGAAATCTCGGCGGAGAAAGGTATAACAAACTTTTCTTCTTGCTTGCCGGTTCTACGGGTTCCCTAGAACACGACGATGGATGGGGGTATATTTTACCGGGAGAAGCTGTGGTAAAAAGTCATCTCCCGCTTCACAGCACATTTAATGCAGGAAGTATGCTTTGGGATACACAAACTCCAGAAAATAATGGAATTTTTCTGGGACATATTCGTCAGGCTTCTCCCAAAGTTCCAGTGTGTGTGGAAAACTCACATCCTTTCACTTTGGATGGTGTGACATTTGTTCACAACGGAAAACTCACACCATTTGATGAGAAAAAGTTCGACATGGAAATCAAAGAAGAAGTCTATGATGAAAAGACCAAGGCAACCATCGCAAAATATATCAGTCGGTCTGATAGTCTGATTTTCTTTGAAGAGTTCATGAAGAATTTTAAGGAGAATGGAGAGCCAGATTTGCAGAAGAAATTCGTGGTCGTCTTTACAGAAACCATGAAATTATTCTATGGAACATTCGCTATGGTTTTTCTGATTGAAGGTGTTTACTTTGTTGTTCGTGGAAAAACCAAGGAGTTGAATATCACGTATATTCTGGGAGAAAAGAATGAAAATTTGGGCTGGGCAGTTAATACTAGCTCTAAAGTTCTAGACTTCTCTACAAATCTTCTCTCCAACCTTATCCAGATGGAAGATGGAACTACTCTCAAGTTCTCCAAGGTAGAACTCGTACCAGAAGAAACAATATTTGTTGCAGAAGAAAGTGGTCTGACAAAAATCGGGGAAATTAAGGAATCTTATGCTCCTGCAACTTACTACAGTTCTTGGCAGGGGGCTGGTGCGAAAAATTTTACGGAAGAGAGTGGGAAGAAAAATGGTGGGATGACTTCGACAGGTAAGAAAACTGCTGCCGCAAAGTATGCAGAAATGATTTACCAGTTTCAAATTGCATATTCTCTCACTCTCAAGGATATACACACTTTACTGATGATTTGCTATGATGCTTCCATGAAAGAAGTTCAGGAACATTATATCAAAAACTTCTGCGAAGTAGTTATCCCCGCCATTTCCAAGAGTATTATCACGAAAGAACAGAGAAAAGCCATGAAAAAGGCTCTCTGCAATTTTACCTTCGGAATTTGGAGATACGATAAGGATATACAATATCCGTGGTTTTTCAATGATGAAGAAACTCAGAAAGCTTTAGTAGCAAAAATTGAATCTGAAGGAAAGAAGTAGAGGTTTCTATGCAATTTATCGGCCAGCATCACATCATGCATTTGGTGAGTATGCTTCTCGTAGAGTTAGATGCAAATCCTGACAAAGGGGCTAGAAGAGGAATTCTGCTAGTTGGCCCGTCAGGTTATGGGAAAACTACTCTGGCACTTGCAATTTGCGATTTTCTGGCAGGAAAAGACTTCGAGTATTATCTATATGACCGTCGTGAATTCTTGTTCAGAAAGCGTGTGATTTTTATTGATGAAATACACAGGATGAAAGAGTATGAAATCCTGTTTCCCTTTCTTGATAAGCAAGAACACGTATTTGTTTTAGCCACAAACCAGACAGGAGGTTTACCGGAAGCATTAGTAAATAGATGTGACGAGTTTATTTTTACAGAATATTTGGATGATGAACTTCTTCTGATGGCTATGGAGGGTTCTCCTTTCAGAACATCTGAGGAAAATTTTCTTAAGCTAGTAAGGGCGGCAAATAGGAATCCTAGAGTTCTGAAAGCTTTGGTGGATAATTTTGGATTGTATTTCAAGCAAAATCCAGCAATCTCTCCATCACTGGCAAACTTTGACCAGATTCTAGCAGATATATTTGGTATCTTTGATGGACAAGATACTCTGTGCAGAAGATACCTAGAAGTGCTGGGAACTGTTGGAGGAAAAGCCAGCCTAACTTTGCTGTCAAATATTCTGCAAATAGATAAGGCAACCCTAAGTTCTCAAATTGAGCCGGTGCTTTTGAAGACCGGAAAGATACAAATTTCTTCGAAAGGAAGGATTTTACTATGATTACACATGCAAAATATACTGGATACTCTCAGTCAAAAGAGTGTATCGAGTATGTGGGAGTTTGGTCTCAATTATTGGAGAAGGATTTCCCCATGTTTTTCTATGACGGGAGTCTTCACAATATTGCTGACGTTTCCCTCGAGGACAAAGATGATTTGAGGATTGGTACGTATAATTTCACCAATGAAAATCACGTAACTCCTCTTGCCTCCAAGTTCGAGGCAGATTTGAGAATTGTCCTGAAAGCTTTGTTTCAAGAAACTGGCAGAAAGTCTGCCACGTTTGTTTTCGAGCCGGGTATGCTGAAAATGTTACAGCAGTCGGATTTCAAACGGTTTTATCCTAATTTTCAGTTGCAGGATGAACTGTTTATTTTTGAGTGCAATGCAGAAGAGGGAGGATTTCCAGATATTTTCTGTATGCCAAAATCTTCCAGACAGGGCTTGTACATAAATCTTCTGGATGTTATGGCACTTTGTTCCCATGAATTGTATGTACCTGCAACTTTGGAAACACCCTTTGGCAGAGAATTAACGTACATTCTTACTCAATCTAAGATTTTGGGAAAATTTGCCCCCGGAAGTCCAGACCTAAATTCTGTGCCATTTCCTACAAGTGGTAAGATAAGAATTCCAACCTCCTTGAACACAGAGAAACTTCAGAAAGTTCTTGACAATCTGGGTCTTGAGAAAGTTACTGTAATTCCTCCCAAGGAGCAGACTACAGCCATTGTTCCTGTAAATCCTGCATCCTTTGTCGGCCCTCCGGGTAACATCACAGATTTAGAGGATAAAATAGTAAAGGATATTCTGGACAAATCTACAGTCTCTTTGTCCGACCTGTGTGAGAATGGAATCACTGAAACTTTGCAACTGCTGGGAAGTCTAGAAGAACCCATAGAAATTTTTATGGATGTTCCTCAAGTAGCCAAGAAAATGTGCCTTTTTCAGGGGAGTGTTTTCATGATTCCTTTTGATACACAGCTAGAGCCTGATGAATTCTTTGCAGAACCTATTGAGCTTTTCAGCATGTGTACTGAAGAAAATTATCCGAAGAAATCCAACAAGAAGAAATAGAAAGGAGGCCCAATGAATATAGACAGCGTATTCATTCACAAAAACTGCGGTGGAGAAATCTCTGTGGATATTACAGGGATGTTGCAGTGGAAATCTCCCAGTATTCGTCTTACAACAAAGGGAATAGAAATAGGTGTTACAGAAATTCGTGCTAAGAATTTCTCAGCAGAAGGGCAGAAGTTTGTCTGCCTGAAATGTAAGGAGTTGATTGAGAATCCGAAGAAGGAACTAGAAATGCAGTGTCAGCTTTGTCAGGAGATTCTTTCCATCAAAGAAATGAACACCTGCACTCAAATAAATCATGTCTGCATTTCCTGTACGGATATTATCACAGGAAAGAAAGAACCTACCACCAGCAGGATGACAAAAATTCTTCAGTTTCTTTTCTTGGGAGACAGAAGTTCAGTGACTTTCACGAAAGTCACTGAAGTAATTGATAATATCATTTCGTTTGAATAGAAAGGAGAAATTCAATGCAGAAAGAATTGTTATTTGGAACTGACCCAGAATGTGCGGCAGTTTATGAGAAAAATGGGGTGATATACTCATACCCTCCATTTGGGTTCAGAGAGCTTCTGGGAGTTCCTGTGGAACATCGTAATGAAAAGCATCCAGAGTTCATGAAGGGAGATGGCTGGAAAATTATTGAGGATGGTGCTAACTTTGAGTTTACCATCAGACCCAGTCACAATCCTGCCGACCTTTTTGCCGCAGTACAGGATGCCAAGAAAGTTGTTGAGAGTAAGATTCTGGTAAATTTTCCTGACTACTGTTTGCCAGAATTGCAATTTCTACCTACCGTGGCATGGGAGGTAGAAAAATGGAATGAGTTAATTGCATTAGGAATTGTGGATGAGGAACTGTTTGAAATGTCCACAACATTTGGCTGTGACCCGGATGAGGATGAATTTGATTTGGAAGCCAAGTGCAAAATTCTAGATGTGAAAAATCATCCAGAAAGATACTGTGGCGGACATTTGCATGTAAGTGGTTCTTCGAGAATTATGGAAGACCATCACCTTGCAGTTCGCTGTATGGTAATTACCGCAGGATTAGCGGCGGTAGCTTTCTCAGATGTTCCTGACCTAGAGAAGCGTCGGACTTTTCACTATGGGAAACCCGGTCGTTTTCGTGTTCAGAATTATGGTGATAATCCTTTTGGGGATGATTACCGAGTAGGAATTGAGTACAGAACTTGCTCTGCAAGATGGCTGAGTAGCTGGGAGATTGCTGGCCCAGTTCTCCATTGGGCAGGAATTGGAATACATGGTTTGCTGGAAACTTCCTTGGGGGAAGAGTTGACAAAAGAACTGGTGGAAGAAGCCTGTCCTACAATTCTGTCAGCAGACCAAGGAAAAGCCAGAGAAATTCTGGCCTATATTGAGACCAGACTTTAGTTGAGAGGAGTGTTATGAAAATTTATACAACAGTGGCCGAAGATTTTGGATATTTCAAGGAGCTTTTCCACGAGCATGATGTATCAGTATTTCCCAAAAATCTTTATGGGGATATTTGGGAGTGTGATTTGCTCATAGTACCCGGTGGAATAGATATTTTCCCAGAAATGTACGGACTTACTCCCCCAAACCATGCCAAATTTGATACTGCCAGAGATAAGTGGGAACTTAGCTTGATTAGAGAGGTGCGCTTACTACACAGAGGAAGACCTAAGAAAGTTCTGGGAGTTTGTCGGGGGATGCAACTTCTCAATGTTTCCTTTGGAGGAACTCTGGTGTATGATATTAAATCTTCCTATGGAAGAGAACACCCTACTTTTCACAAGCTTACTTGGGAAATTCCTTCTGCTCTTTCCACCATATTTCCTGAAGTAAATTCTGTCCATCATCAGGGTGTGAATAGATTCGGTGATGGAAGCTATGGTAGAGTTTTGGCTAGAGAGCCTTATACCAAGATTCCAGAAGTTGCTGTATGGGATAATAAGTTTCTGGGTGTACAATTTCATCCAGAATATATGTTGAAACATCCCAACATCGGGAAGTTCGTGGAATTTATTGAGGGTTGGACTGAAGAAAAAGTTAATCCACTTTCTCTGACCGAGAATATTCCTTCAAAAAAGCCCACCTTAAAACCTCTTAGTATTAAAGTCTCACAAGAAGCGTCTACCACTATCCTTGACTAGGACGCTTTCACAAATGACGAATAAAAAACTACAGAAGCGTCTGAAACGCTTTCACAGGGATATTTACTATCCCCCTTGGGCGGAAGAGTCCCTGAACTCTTTCATTGAAGCTATTCGGAAGAATAGTTCCACCGTGTTTTCTCCGCATTCTGTGGAGAAGGTTGTCAAGTATAGTTTCCGCTATGGAAGTGAACTGCTGAAATATCTGCTGAAATCCATAAGAAAAACATCACTAGTAAACTCTCTGGTCTTTGAGTTCAAAGCAAAAGACCAAATAATCCAGAGAGCCTGTTTCAGATTTACCTTTGAACAATTTCCTGTGGATTTGGTTCTGGTCATTTCGTCAGACGGAACTATCGTAACTGTGTTCACGATAAATAAGGGTGATAATCACTCTACCTTGGACACAACAGTTTATGAGAAAGGAGTTTGACAATAAATGCCCCAAGATGTATGCTTGAAGTTATATGTAGGGACACCCGAAGATGATGGAAGGGATTTTCTCTATTTGGATTTAGAAATTCCGAGTAGAGAAGTTCCCCTCTGGGAATCCAAGGAAGAGTTAGGTGATTGTTCTGGACAGGATTTTCTGAAAGTTCTCAGTGATGCCCTGAATGAGGCTTTTCTCTATATGAAATATCTAGGTCTAAAGCTGAAATTAGATAAGGAAACTATTGCAGAGATGTCTGAAGACTTTTCAGAAAAAGATTCCAGAGAAATCAAAGAACTGCTAAAGGAAGCATTATCATGAAATTGTACAAGCTTTGGCTTAGTAAATCGTTTGCCAGAACAGATAATGAGGATTTTGCTAGAGAATGGAATGGTAGATTTTCTTTCTGGAAGCGTATCATCTTAATCTTTAGAAGAAAGTAAAAGGAGAAAAAAAAATGTCAGAAAAAGTTCATGTTGATATGACTCCAATTAAGGAGTTCCGGTATTGCCAGATTTCCAATCATAAATTCCAGTATCTTCTGGTAGATAAGAATTATCGTGCGCTTCATAGCCCCTTTGAATGCAAAGACTATATTCAGGATATTTTCTACACGGAATATACTGGACATTCTGGAGAAATCTGGGGAATGCTGTGGAAGCAAGGAATGCTGGATATGGATGTGGAATACTTCAAGCTGGCTTTACACGGAGGTTCTCTGGAACTGGAAGAGAAAGCTCCCCACTTGCAGAAATTCCTGAATACCTTTGAAGAGGCTCTTGGAATTCCTGAGAGCAAGGTCTATGGAACGGATGACCCCAAGATTATTGTGGTGGAATTCAACAAGGAGTGGACTGTAAATGGCCCACTCCTGAGTGCCTACACAACTCTTATCAGGATTTCTGGAGGATATGCTGGTAAAGAAAGTCCTATGGAGTATTTAAAGGAGCTTTCCAAGTATTCTAGCTGGGAACAAACTCCTCCGAATAAATATCCCCGGTATATTACACCAGATGTCGGAAATCTTGGAACTTCCCTGAATAGATTCTCCGCTCTTTTGAAGGGATTGCGTCCAAAACATGACTGGAATTCCTTTAACAATATGAGCAGAGTACATAATACAGGAATAGTTGGGTTCAAACAATTTCCATCTGCTCCTGTGGAATAGACCTTGCATTTTTGTAAGGTCAAATTTAGAAAGTTCGCCCCAAAATTAATTAGGAATTGGAAGGAGGTTTTCTATGGATTTCGAGAGTTTTTCAAAAATTTCAAGGCTTAGTAAGGAAATGGTTATTACTGAGAAGATTGATGGAACAAATGCCCAGATTGCTATGGAAGTTTATGGCAGGGGAATAGATGAATGTTTAAGAGACTGGCCTGTGGCTTTTGCTAAGGAAGTTGAGGGTGGTACTTTGTGTATGTTTGCTGGAAGCAGAACCCGCTGGATTACTCCCGGTAAACAGACAGACAATTCTGGGTTTGCTCGCTGGGTATCGGAACATGGTGAAGAATTACTAGCTCTTGGTGATGGAAGACATTTTGGTGAGTGGTGGGGGCAGGGAATTCAGAAAAACTATGGACTAAAAGAGAAGAGATTTTCTCTGTTTAATACAGCCAGATGGACTTCCAAGTTCAACGATGGAAATACTATGGATTCGGATACAAGATGTCTGGAAATTCCATCCTGTTATGTTGTTCCTGTTCTTTATACCGGAGAATTTGATACAGAGAAAATCTGGAAAGTTCTCATGGTAGACTTGAAAGTAGGAGGTAGCAAAGCTGCTCCGGGTTTTATGAAGCCGAAGGGGGTTGTTATTTACCACACTGCTGGTGGATATTTCTTCAAGAAATCCATCGAGAACGATGAATCACCTAAATCTTTAGTAAAGTAAAGGAGAAAAAAATGTTTTTTGATTTGAACGGTAAGACCTACTCTGTTCGTTTTTCCCGCCTGAATACCACAACTTTGGCTAGTCTTTCTGTGGTCAAAGAAAATGGAACTCTTGTGGAAACAGGAATTCAGGGAACTGCCACACTGTATCACACAGACAGATTTGAGAAGAGTAAAGGTAGGAAGGTTGCTCTGGCAGATTTGCTGTGGCAGGTGGAAAGACCTGATGACGAGGGAGTTATTCCTGAAGGTTTGTCCAAGGAAGACAAGACAAAGATTTGGGATGAATACTTCAAGAACCATAGGAAGTAAATCGTCATGGAAATAAAAGACATGAGTTTTGACGAGTTTACTACATGGGCGACTGGTCATATTTTGTTTGGAATTGGCGGAGGCTATGCTCTAAAGACTCTGATGTGGGAAGTCCTGAACAATTTTACTCAGAATTGGTTACCCGCTCATGGGTGGGTAAAAACCAGTAAATAAATAGAAGTACCCCTCTCAGAAATGGGAGGGGTATTATATCTTGAAAGGATAATATGGAAAAAAACTTGCTTCTAGAATCTGGGTATGCTCTTACTTCAGTGAATGAGAAGAGAAAACCTGGCATGTATTTATGGGGAGAATTTATGCATGGGGATGCTGACGCCTATACCAAGGAGTGTATTTCCTTGGAAACTATTGAAGAGTTGGAGGGAATTCTTAAGTATCTAGTTTGGAGGGATTCCATGAGTCATAATGTAGAAATTGATTACCGTACAAGTTCTGATTATGATAAAAAAGAGAAGGATTTCTATGCCCAGGCTGGGGAAGAATTTCGTGAGGATGATTTATGGGATGGAGTTCTGGATTGGTGGCCCAATGATGTTACCTACAACGATATTAGTGCATCTCTCCAGAAAACCTGGGTTATATTTGTTGACGAAGATGGTAAAGAATATTCTGTAACTAAGATTGGAGGCAAATAATGAACCTGATTCTGAACGCTTGTGGTGGACTGATTCTACTGTGGTTTGTGCTTGGATTTATGGCGGCAACCTATGTGAAACTTACCGGTGGTGCGAACCTCTTGGCTGTTGTGGCTTTCTTCTTCCCGCCAATTATCTTTATGGGTAAATCCTAAACACTCTGCCAATTTAATAGAAAAGAAACCCCGGCGAAAGTCGGGGTTTTTTGTTGTCTACTTTTAAATTCCTAGATTTTTCAGGGCAAGTTCGTAGACTTTCTTCTGTATTTCTGTTCCAAAGTAGTTACGTTTATTTTGCTGAGACCACTTTCCCAAGGATGCTACTCCCATGAACGGGTCAAAAATCATATCGAAAAAATCTGTGAAAGGCAGGATAATTCTATCATATAATTTCAATGGTTTCTGCCAGCGTACATTGTGGCCTGTTTCATCCTTAACTCTCTCCTTGGAAGTAGTAGTCAAACAAATATCATCAATCCATGCAGTAGCAGTTTTGGTGACTCTTCCAGAGGGGTTTAGTTTGGTATTTGCTGTAGCTTTGGGGACTTGAATTCTATCGGGGTAAAACTTATAATCCTTTCCCTTGGAAAAAATTAGAATATCATCGTAGCACTGGTGGAACTTATTCTTTGGATGATTTCCCCATTCATTCTTCCATACCAGATGATTGATGAAATTAGCTCCCAGATAGTTCTGTAAAAAAGCCCTGTACAAATAATCTGTATGCCAGTCCGTCTGAATTATTATAATTCCTCCCCTTGGAACTTTATCATAGATACCTGCTACCCATTCTATGTCTTCGTCTTCGTAGATGACATCACAATAAGCCAAATTTATAGAACCGGCTACAGAATTAATCAGGATTTTTTGGTCTCCACAAACTGCATCTATCCTGTAATCCAGATATTTAGTTAAATCTATCATTTCACATACTTTACTTCTAATGTATCGTTCTTGGAAGCTTCTGCCGCTATCGCTGTAACAAAACCAAGCATGAAAATTCTCTCTTCATTCTCCTGCTTAGGGTTTCCAAGAACTCCCCTTTTTTGATAGTACTCTTCCAAACCTCTAAGCTTTAATGTTACATCTAAATCTGAATTAGCTTCCGATGCGATAATAGACAGTGTAACAGCCAGTTCCAATAACTCAAGATTAATGGTAAGGTCTTCTCTCAGGAAACTGGAAAGATGGATTCCGTCCCTGTAATATCCAGACTTCATCATACCTCTAACCAGTTGTCGTTGTTCTTCTGTAATATTATCTAAAATAGATTCGTCTACAGGAAATTCTCCATCTCCAAACACGTTATGTTTTATATCTGTATTTATAGTCATTCTATTCCCTTATCAAGAAATTCCATCTGAACTGGAATTTCTGCTTTTATGTAAGAAGATGATTGCCTATTTTTTTGCTTGTCTTCTTCCAATTTTCTTTTCATTTTATTACGCATGGCAGCTATAGGGTCTACCCCTTCAGACAGTCCTGCTGCTATTATCATCATAATTACATCACCCAACTCTTCAGCCAAGTCTTCTTTAGTTTTTACTGGGTGGTCTTGTGGGTTGTTTCTCACCCACCTTGAATTCCATGACATTAAGACTTCATATACTTCCCCCAATTCTGATATAGCCCATCCTAAAGATTCCCAAATGTTAGGCTTATTTAGACTTCTAATTTTGTAATATTCTATTACCTGCTCTGTTAGGTTCATTGGAATAAGCCTAACGTGTATGCTAAAACTCCAGAACACATAATTAGTACAGCAAGTACAACAAACATAGCAACTACTCTAGATGTGTTTCTTTTCTCACCAGTTACCATATTATCTAGCTGTGCAACCTGTCTCAATCTTCTTCCCAAACTTCTATCATCATCTTCATTCATTGTTTATCTCCATTTAGCAATCTCATTATATCATCGTGCAGAAATTCATTGTCTGTTTCCGATGCGGCTAGTTGTAGGAACACATCTATTCTATCTAATTTAGGTTCTACAAACTCCCACACATCTTCGTTGTCTATCAAACTTTTAAGTTCTTGTATCCATTTACCTTGAAACTTATCCACTTTTTCTTTCTCCTTTAATCTTTTCATAGAATTCTTTCATGGAATTAATGAGTTTATATTTGTCCCTATACTCCCAATTATGAACAGCCTTGAAAAGGTAGGCATCAGTAAGGCCCACAACCTCGTCTACATTCTTACCCCTATCATCCAGATACATTTCTATATTGAGTAGGCGTATGTAATTAGCCTTGGTGTCTGTAAAAATCACATTTTCCTTAAATGGCAATGAAAAGTTATTGAAAAATTTCCGGGTTACTGGCATCAAGTCCGGGGTTCGGTTAGTTACATAGTAAACGGTTCCGAGTTCAGCAATCAATGGCAAATAAGTAAGTACATCATCAGTTGGAGACGCATCTAGATAGTGTATTGGAATGCTTACATAGTACATCTGCACGTCTACAGGTAGAGACATAAAGTACTTCCAAAACTCTCTGGCAGTACCAGTAAACCTCTTCTCTTCTTTGAAGTATCTATAGATGCTATCGTGCCAAGGGTAAACTACTCCATCAATGTCAATTCCTATGTTCATTTTACAATCTCCGAAAATGAAACTGTAGTGCGCTTTTCGTACATTGAACCTGCTACGTCTACCAGTTTGGCTTCTGATTGGACGCTTAGAGCCTGTATCTTCCCCTGCTCCAGCTTACTAATAAGGTCTTTGAGTTCCTTTAGTACGAAGGAATCTTCTTTCACTGCGTTTATTTTTGGGTCTGCTGGCATTTAGTTCTCCTATCTCAAATAAGTATTTTGAATCCTTTTCCACCAGTTCTTTAAACTCCTTGGCATTGCCCCCGTCCCTAAAGAAGTCAACCGTATCATACTTCTCTGCCTTGTCTTTGAACTGATAGACCTTTACTCTGTCCTGACCTAGTGCCTTTGACACTCTGCCAGCCGCTATGCGACCCGCTTCGTCGTTGTCTGTGATATAATAGATGCTCTTTATACGATTGAACGAAGAATACCAGAATGGACTCCAATACACCGCCCCGCTTGTTTGAGCCACGGCAGGGATGCCTTCCTGTGTCAACAGAAGTGCGTCTACCGTCCCCTCAGTGATGAATACTTTATCAACTATGTTTAGTATCTCGGCATTGATAAGAACTGGCTTCCATTTCTCTTCTGTATACCACAGCCTAATCTTCTTTTCCGGTTCGTCTCTTCTACATTGGAAGTTGACGAACGTGTCACCTATGTAAAGTGGAAACATGCTCCACCCATCGTAAAAGCCCAAGCGATAGCGGTCAATTGTTTTATCGGTTAGCTTACGCTTGTACCAATAACCCCTGTTTCCTTTTCCCAACTCCCACATGATGTCAACCATCTTCTCAAAAGGATTGTAGTAAACCTTTTCAGGGGTCTCTATGTACTGTCCTATATTGAACTTCTCCCTGATACCTAGAAGTTCCTTGGCTTTATCTTTTGTATAATGTCTGATTAGAATCAAATAGTCCAAAGCAGTACCACCAATATGCTCAGAGTTCCAGTACCACTTTTCAGAAGACTCGTTTACAATCAGAGAGCTATGCTTTTCAGACCTGCCCCAGTTTGAGCCTTCTCTCTTATAACCAAAATCTTCTTCGACTAAATTTCTAATAATTGACTCAGGCATTTACCAACTCCGTTACCGCAAAAATGAGTAATATGGATTCTACTATTGCATCTAGGGCTAGAGCCGCAAGAAGCATTCTTTCTGTAGACCTACCTTCACTTAGAAATAGAACTATAAGGGTAATCATTCTTCCTGCTTCTTTACTGTTTTGGTAAAACCACTCCCTACAAAATGAACAGGTATGGCAACATTGTAGCTTCTTTGGGTATCTCTGGAGCCACATAAAGTGCATTGGAAATACTCCGCAACCCACCTACCCGTACCGGCATAGTGTGCTGAATGAGACGCATATTTCTCTCTTGACATCTCAACTTCAAAGCTGGCTTGGCAAGTTCTGCAATAAAAAGAATAAATCATATCGTCTCTCTTTTCCAATAAGGATAATCAGGTATGCTATAATATAGCTCGATTATACCTGCTTTCTTCAAAAAAGTCAAGCAATGCTCACAAGGTCTAGCCATAGCCGGAACACCATGAACCTCCCTGTATACGTAAATAACTCCCCCATCTGTAACTGGAGCCTTGTTCAAGCAGTCCAACTCCGCATGTACAGAAAGTCTGCTATGTAGATGTGGATTAGCATAGCGAGTATGGGTCTTATCCTTATTCACCCCTTTTAAAATGCTCTTTCCCACAACCAAGCAAGCACCTACCTTCTCACGCATAAGAGACTTTTTACTTTGTGCTATTGCAAATCTAAAGTTGATGGGAAAGTTTATATTCATTTTATATACATATCATTATTTCGAACTATAGCTATTAAATGATAATCTCCATTGTATCTGTTCTCGATTCTAATATCAACAACTTCAAAGCCCTCCATCTTTAAAGCATGTAGTTCTGTTAACAATCCTTCCAGAGTCTCTACAGTATCTTTTGCTTTGAACTTGCTTGAATACCCTCTTTCAAATCCAAACTCAGGATTTTTTACCAAAGGCTGATACTGGTAATTATCCATCATTCTCTCCTTCATCATCTCGAATAGGGTCTTCAATCCTGTTTTTATATTCATCTATTTTCTCCTCATTGGGATTTGGAACTACCACTAACTCATCTACAGTTCCACCATACCATACTTCACAGAAACCACAATAATAAAGTCTGGTTATCCCATTAGGCCATACTGCTGACATGCATGAATTACAAGTCTTGCACTTTACTCTGTGAGCCATCTGTCACCTGAAATCTTGCGTACTTCTGTAAGGTAAGAATCAAATGCTCTGGTATCAAATCCAAATCCCCCAGAACGATAGCATTTAGTAATCGGTTTAGTTCTGTTTTCGAGACAGGAATGTATAAAAGCTGATGACTGTCCCTACAACCGTCTGCGTGAGGCGCAGAAGAGTATTCAAAACCGCATACACTACAGGCAAACTTCCCGTTTCTGAGTTTCTTAGCCATTTGAATTTATCCTCCGCAAGTAAATTTACTTTTGTTTTTATAAATAGATAGTAAGTTATCCAGTTGCACTTCTTCACTCCATACATAGCCACTAACCCTGCTGGAGGAATAAAGTCAAAGTTATTCACAACAAAGTTAACTCTCTGAGTCCCTAAAGTATTAATCCAATAAATCGTTTTTGCTTTCATTGCTCTCTCTTTCTTTTATGGAAGCTTCCCAGATACCTTCTTCATTAGGGGCGAACAGAACATAATACTTTTCTCCGTACTCTATGAGAGTTTCTCTATCTGGAAGGATAATTGATTCTGTCTGCAATAAGAGAAATAGATGAATCAATGTACCGTAAATCTGGCTTCTCTCCGCTACTACAAAGTCCATGAAATTATGCACCCACTTTACTCCGTCTATTACTTTATCTTTCCATTCATCAGTCATATAATCCTTCACTTGAAAATGTCTTGAACCAACCCTCATCAAGGTATTTTCCATTATCGTTTCTGCTTCCATCAAAAGCAAAACCGCCCATTTCAAATCTTCGTTGTGTTCTGGATTGTCCATTTTCTGTTATATAGTAATCTCCAGCCAAGTCATCTGAGAACATTATCTGGTATGATGCTATTCTATCCACCATTCTTCTCCATAGAATTCCATCTTCTCCACAGACTATTCCTCTCTGGAAACCTCCTGCTAATATAAAGGGAGTTCTTTTATGGGCCACTCCTAAAGGGATAGAAATGTTCTGCGTTTGTAAAATTCTAATGTATTCAAAAGCGGTAGGGAAGTTCGGATGCTTTCCAATATAATCGAAATGGTCAAATCTAAAGGGCTGTCCATTCTGGATAATATTGTAAGCAGAAAACAAAAGTTCAATTTTGAATTCATCGAATAGTTTAATGATATTCTCTATACGGTCGGAAGCTAATTCATCTCCCAAGTCAAGATAGGTAATAATATCTCCCCTGGATATATTGAAACCTGCATTACGTGCAACAGAAGGCCCATAGTTTCTTTCCAAAAGAATATCATACTCGAATCTTTTTTCTTCTGTTGAGCCGTCGTCTACTACAATCCATTCAAAATCATTGCTGGTCTGGTTCAAAATACTTTCCCTGCTTATTTCCCAAAAAGATTCTTTAGGATTGTAAACAGGGGTTATTACGCTTACTCTAGGCATTGGTTATCCTTTCTACTGATTAATTACAGAGCCACAAGCTGATGCTCCACTAGCAATTGCCTGTGAATCTGGATACATAAAAACAAAATAACATACTAAAGCACCTATGGCTAGGATGCCTCCAAAGCGGGCGGCACTTTTCCATAACCTGACATTCATATCCCAATCATCGTCAAGTTTAAATAATAACGCCCACAAATTAGCTGAAAAATTATTCAATACTAATCCAAAAAATGCTGAAATTCCGAGCCAAATTAGAACACAATTTACAGCTACAATAGGAATTCCAACACATACATCATTGAAGGCTCCCGGTGTGTGCTGTGTTACGGTACATGCGGACAAGAGAAAAGCTGGTAGAACATATGTTACTTTTTTCCATGACATTTAATCTTCTTCCTCATATGGAGTTCCGTCTCCCCAGGGAGCATCATCTACAGGGGGTTCAGGAGCAGGTTCTAGGCCACCAATATAAAAAGGAACTTCCTCTTTGCCATCGTCATCGTCAGGTATGTTCATGTTATCCCTCCGTAGGTGCGTAAACAGGTTCTTCATCATCGTTTCCTGCATCACCAGAACTTACATCCTCTACAGGAGCTGGTTCGGTTTCTGGCGTTTCGTTATCATCTTCCCAAATATGCTGTCCCATGTTACTCTCCTTTTTTAGATATTTAGTTTTTTATCCTCAAGAGACAATTCCACGAACGTCTCTGTCTTTCCCAAACCGAATCCCCAAGTCAGCCACATTGAATGAAAATCTGCTGTATGTCCACTGGCTCCAGACAATCCCGAAGGTGTGATATAATCTATTCTTCTAGTGGGAATTATCTTTTCGCAACCCAAACTCTTACAGGCGTTGATATTCCATCCTGCATAATCAGCAGGTATAAGTAGTGCAAAAGGAATATTATATTCTAGGCACTTCTCATAAAAGTCTATCTTCAAAGAGAATGGTGGATTGGTAATTATTGCTAAACTTACAGCGTCCATTTCTAACTCCCCCGGATAATCATTACTGGAACTGTCAATAAAGTTATGTTCCCTTACTCCGTCAAAGGGATAGACATCAGAAGCAATTACGTCTAAGTTAGTCTTATCCAAGAGCCTGTGTACTATTTTCAAACCTCCGGCGGCAGGTTCCCATGCCATGTTGATGTTCTTTGGAATAAAGGGAATTAGGAGGTCTACTGCATAATTGGGGGTCTGGAAAGCGTCCCTTCCCTGCGGTACGTAGGATGTTCTAGGCTGTGGAACCTTGCTTTTTGCTGGTTCATAACCTAATTCTTTTAATGTTTGGTCAGTTTCTTCACTCAATTTGTCTTCTCCTGTTCCACAAATTTGAAAAGTGTGGTATAATATATCCTAGACGGTTGAAAATTCCTTTTTGTATCCAATTCATACTACTATTATAACACAAAATCATTAATTAAGCAAGTGTTTTACATTAGAGAAAGATTAGAAAGTAGGTATTATTATGGACGAAGCACCCGTTATTGATATTCCAGTCTACAAATCAGTACATTATGTATATATCCGCATCAGCGACCTGCCGGAACAGTACGAGCAACTCGAACTGGCCCAATGGATAAAGGGGAAACTTCAACCGCTAATTCAGGCAGAGGGGAAAGGTAATCGGGAAATTCAGGATGCGGTATTCTTAGTGGACTATTACAAGTTCCTAGACTATAAAGCTGGAAAATATGTTCTTATTGATTAGCCCTTGACAAGATGGGCAATGTATGGTATAATGTGATTAATACAATTAAATAAAACCCAGAAATCGAAGAAGGAGTTACTCAAGTACTTCTGCAAACTGCTACACTTGTTGTAGAGAGTGGCTAAGGATGAGGTTCTTCGACCCATAACTACGTCCTTAAGAAGGATGGAGTTCGGCGAAAAGCGTGTGTAAACTAGTATCTGGGACTGTGAGCCTATGAATAAAAACGTAGGATTGACCACTAGCGCGAAGTAGTCCGTATGCGAAAAGCATACCCTTGAAGTAAATATTTATGTAGGAGTTACTGAAATTAGTTTTATAGCTAATTGTACAGGGAACTCCGACTACCTTGAAGTAGTTAACTTCTTAATTAAAAGTTTAATTAAAGCAAGTAAAAAAAGAAAGAATAATCTCATGGAAAAACCGGAAGTAATAATCTACACAGATGGTGCTTGCGAGCCTAATCCCGGTACAGGGGGTTATGGTGCTGTCATACTATCTGGAGATTCCAGAAATAAAATCAAAGAAGGATTTAGACTTACTACTAATAATAGAATGGAGATTAGTGCTGCAATCAAAGCACTGGAATCTCTTGAGCAACCTTCAAAAGTAACTATCTACAGCGACTCACAATACCTTGTGAATTCCATACAAAGAAAGTGGATATGGAATTGGGAAAATAAGAGATGGAGAAAGGCTAAGAATGTAGACCTTTGGAAGATACTTATTCCATTGATTACTTTGCACGAAGTAGAGTTTATCTGGATTAGAGGACACGACGGTAACGTAGAAAATGAAAGATGTGATTTCCTTTCCATCAAAGCAATTGAGCATCCTGATTTGTCAATAGATGAAGTATATGAGAGTTTGATTAGAGAGCAGAAAAGCCCTTGACAAACAGATACAAATCAGCTATAATTGTGAAAATCAAGAAGCACTAGATTAGAAAGGAATTCAGCATGAATGCCAAACTTCCCAAGCAATTAGAGCAGAAGACACTAAAAGATGTACCTGTGGGGGTTACTGTATATGTGACCCCTTGGGCAATGGTAGCGGAATTAAGTGGTAATCTTTGGATAGATGATAAAGTACCTTTTGGAGTAAAACAGGGAGGTACTATGAGCATGGAAGTTACCAGAGTGGAAAACGGTTATGTTTGCAATGTACATAGCTGTGACTATAAGTGGACTAAAGAGCCTTTAAATACTTATATTCTGAGACCAGTCATTGAATTGATTACATAAATATGGGCAGTTGGTATAACGGAATTATGTTCGTCTCCAAAACGAACGATAGAGATTCGACTCCTCTACTGCACCGCCTAAAAAAGTGGAAATGTCTTGAAAGGCTCACCACTACAAAAAGATGTGGATTCCGTGGGAGTTTTTCGGTTTATCTCCTAACGTAAATTAAAACTAAAACCGTACATACAGGAAATTCATCCAAACGGACTAGGATGCGAAGCTCTGACCTTCGTCATGGTGGTTCAAGTCCATCATTTCCTGCCTAGTCAGTGACTAATTTTCCCAACTAATTATTAGTAGATAACTTGTCCAACTGGCAACATGCGGGAACTCTCAGTTAGTCTAATAAACCAGATTAGTACCGCTCCAAAAACTAGCTAGGTGAAATCTTTACAGGGCTATCAAGCACCTAGGATACAAAAAAAATCAGATTAACCCTGTATGAGGGTATGGTATAAAGGCTGTGCCTCTGTCTTCCAAACGGATGATAAGGATTCGATTTCCTTTACCCTCTCTAGGAGTAACATGCCTGTTAACAAATGTTATAACATTATGAACACAACTGAACACTCCGGTATCTACAAGAAGGCACGTAAGCGTTACCTCCAAGGGAGAGGGATTTCCTGTACCTTCTGTGGATACCATTTAGGGGAAAACCTAAAACATAAATATCAAAGAAGTTGGAAGAAAGTTTCCAAAAGAAAGAGACAGTTTAAGACATGAAGAAAAACAATATTCGTCTAAGATTCTTCGTCTGTATTATTATACCAATTATTTTTGTTCTATCCTGTATTGTAGGAATGTTTCTAATAACAATGTATACCTAAAGGAGAACTATGGGCCATAAAAATTCATTACCCAGTAAGATTGCCAGCGGGGAGACTACACAGTTTCATGCAAAGTTGTTCTGGATTATTTTAGTGGCAGTTCTTATTGGTGGATTTGTTCTTGGAATAGCTTTTGGTATCAATTTTTAAATATGGGCGTCTCGTATAAAGGGATTATTTCTCACCTGCAATGAGAAGATGGCAGTTCAATTCTGCCGATGTCCACTAGAGAAGCGAAGATGCTCACCCATCCTAGCTTCTCTAAAATCTACACGGTGATGTGTAAAATGAATACGAAATATACAAAAGAATATTTAGAACCTATTGTCTTGAGTAGTAAAAGTTGGGCAGAAGTTTGTAGAAAGATTGGAATAAAACCTAATTCTGGTTCTCAATCTCATATAAAATCTAGAGCAGTAAAGTTTGTAATAGATTTTTCTCATTTTACTGGTATGGGCTGGAACAAAGGCGGAATTTCTGTAAATAGAAGAGATGTTTCTTGGTTTCTAAAAGAAAATTTTCCAGTTGGCTCAGACTATCTAAAGAAGAGACTTCTAAAAGAGAAACTAAAAGAACATGTTTGTGAAGATTGTGGTTTGGCAGAGTGGATGGGAAAGCCTATTCCACTAGAACTGCATCACATAGATAAGAATCACAATAATAATTTTTTTAGCAATATAAAAATAGTCTGCCCAAATTGTCATGCTCTTTACAATAGCAAGCTTCCGTAGCCGAATTGGCATAGGCAACACGTTTAGACCGTGAAATCTGGTGGTTCGACTCCACTCGGAAGCACTACCTCTCAGCATTGAGGGCAGTAAAACAAAGTGAGCTATGCAGGGTAAGAAACAAACATCCTAAACTGAGCGACCTGAACTGAGAGGTACATGAAAAATCGGCCCTTGACAAATCAAAAGAAAGGGTATATAATAGGGGTACAATCAAATAAAGAAAAATGCGGTTGTGGTTGTAATTGGCAAACACGGTACACTCAAAATGTACTGCCCTTAAAAGCGTGGAGGTTCGAGTCCTCTCAACCGCACTAGGCATAGAGAGTTCCTCTAAAAAACTCAATTACATATGACAAATACTCTCCGCCAATTAAATAATAAATAAGGCACAGGAAGTTCCTTTAAATTTCATTTGGAGAAAACTTTACTTCCCGCCTACGTATGAGCGTGAGCCGAATAGTGGCTGAGTCGGGGCTGTCTGTAAAACAGTATAGCTTGAAAGAAAGCATGGAGGTTCGACTCCTCCCACGCCCACAAAGAAAGGAATGTCTGTGAAAGTTATTATTGCAGGTTCTCGTTCTGTAGAAAGTTACACCTTGGTAAAAAAAGCTATAGAAGCAAGCGGTTTTGAGATTGATGTAGTCGTTAGCGGAAATGCTAAAGGTGTAGACCATTGGGGAGAACTTTATGCTCAACAGAACCGGATAGACTTGGTTATCTTTCCTGCTAACTGGGCTAAGTATGGAAAGAGTGCAGGTATTCGAAGAAATAGAATGATGGCCCATTACGCAAATGCCCTGATTGCTATATGGGATGGACAGAGTGTGGGTACTAAACACATGATAGAATGTGCAGAAGGTTTAGGACTAAAAGTTTTTGTTTACAATGCCTCCGTAACATAACGGTTTAGTGTACTTCTCTCTTAAAGAAGTAGTGGGAGTTCGATTCTCTCCGGTGGCACAGATTGGATTAAAGATTTACAGATTGAAAGAAAAGAGCGAAGACGAAAGTTAAATACATGGTCTCTTATGCCAATTGATTAGACAGCCTTTTTTACACGAAGGAAGTTAGAGGTTTGAGTCCTCTAGAGACCACAAATTCAAACCTACTATTTAGACTTTCTGGTGTGGGTGGAAGTAGGTTATACTAGTTAGATAAACACCGGCGCAATTATTTTGTGTATCAGCACAATGAGTCACTGAACGACTTAAAATGTCAGCGTTCATGGGACGACGAAATGTCCTTGCATGGAAGCGTTACCTAGTGGCAATGGTAACTGCCTTTTAAGCAGACGCAGAAATGCTTCGTGGGTTCGAGTCCCGCCGCTTCCACTATGGGAAAGTTCTACACCGCTTTTGTCAGCGGAATAAAACTCTAGACAATGACAGTAGATAAAGAGTCTTTCTCATAAGCCGACTATTACGGAGAGTAGCATCAAGTGGTGTTAAACACGTCTTGAAAACGTGGCTGTCAGTAAAATGACAAGGGTTCGATTCCTTTATTCTCCGCCTTTTGGACGTGTAACGTAATGGTGAGCGTAACGGTCTTATAAGCCGTGTTGTAAAGGTTCGACTCCTTTCATGTCCACTCCGCTATTCATAGAGGGCAGTTCGTCAACTTCGGACGTATAGTAAGGCTAGTGTTGACCGTGCTAAGTTTCAAGTAAAGAAACAAACGGTGTCGCATTACTAAACTGAGCGACCTGTAAATAGCGGTCATATTCACAGGTATCATAATGGTAATGAGTCCGACTGTTAATCGGGACTATGAAGGTTCAAATCCTTCCTTGTGAGCCTAGAGGGACTGTTTTAGATGTCAACTATTTTCATAGACTTTGATTGAGTATGAGAGCATAGAAAAAAATTGGCAGTTTGGATGTATAGAAAAGTGGTTAATTCATCACTCTGATAAGGTGACATTCGGTGGTTCGAATCCATCTACATCCACCTAGAAAGGAAGTTAAAATGAGATACTGGCAACATGGTGAAACAGGAAGGCTTATAAAGGTTGATGTTCCTATGGCTCCTAGCAACTGGATAGAGCTAACAGAAGAACAATACAACGAAGCTGTAGAGGTATCAGAGAAAGAAAAAGAATCTGAAAGTACTTGACAAATCATGGTGACTATGGTATAATGGTATTACATTCGCCTGTGAAGCGAAGGAAACTGGTTCAATCCCAGTTAGTTACCCACCATACACCCGTATACCCTAATGCTTCTAACATTCAGAAAGGTTAACGGATACATGCAGGTTCGAATCCTGTCGGGTGTGCCTTGGAGTAAATGGGAGTTCGAGTCTCCCCGAAGTGACATAAACTGGCCTTCGTCGTCTAATATAATGGCAGGACGCCTCCCCTTGGAAGATTGGTGTAACGGTTATCACAAAAGTTTGCTAAACTTTCCCCCGTCATTTCGGGGTGGGGGTTCGAATCCCTCATCTTCCGCCTAGAAAGGAATAAATTATGCCAATAAGCGAAATCATTTTCTACATGCTTACATCATTCTTATTGGGAGTTGCTTTTGCCAAAGCTGAAAGCAAAAGAAAAAATACTAAGTAAAATGCATCTATCGTTCAACGGATAAGAGTATGTACAAAGACAGAGAGAAACAGTTACAAAATAGAAAAAAGCATTATAAAGAAAATAAACAATACTATTTGGATAAGGCTAGAAGAAATAAAGAAACTGTAACTAAAAGAAACTTTGAACACATAGACAAATATCTATCTGAACATCCGTGTGTTGATTGTGGAGAAACTGACCCAATCGTTTTAGAATTTGACCACGTTACGGGAACTAAAGAAGCTAACATTGCCAGTCTATACAATTGTAGTTTAGAACGATTACAAAAAGAGATAGGAAAGTGTGAAGTTCGTTGTGCTAATTGTCATAAAAGAATAACTGCTAAACGTGGAAATTTTAGAAAATACAAAATGTCTCACTCATTCAAAGGATAGGATACGAAGCTACGAACTTCGCAATTGGCGTTCGAGTCGCTAGTGAGATACTGCTAGATGCCCAATAAAGGAAATTGCATGAAAAGATTTATTAGATTTTTGGACAATAGAAATTCACTTCTGATAGATAAGCTTGCTGACCTCCTTAGAAAAGTTTATTACAAATGAAACCTCAATTCATCTTTGCTCCGCTCTATTGTGTTTATTGTGAGAAAAGAACAATGGGTCTGCATGACCTGTCATAGTTAGGAGGAAGAATGTTTTTATTTTTTCTGGCTAGAGGCGTTTTATTTAGAAAATATAAGTTCCCTTGGTGGTATTGGCCTCTATGTTTATTCTTTGATTGTATAACTACAGTACCCTTAGTACTAATGGTGTTTTAATAATGAAATATATTAAGCCCCCTTCAAGGAAGATAGCAAAAAGCTACGGGCCTATTCCAGAAAGAAAAAGACCCGAAAGCTTGGTAATAAGAATTGTAGTACTGGTATTTCTTTTGATTGTTTTATTGATAATGAATAAATGAGTCTAAACCCAATCGGTTAGGGAGCGGTCTGCAAAACCGTAATGGTCAGTTCAATTCTGACTGGACTCTCTAGAGAAGCGGCATGGAGTGGACATGCTCAGTCTATGCGACTAGTCAATCTGGAAACGTGAAAACCGTTAGTAGGAGAAAGACCTACCTTCTCAAATATGTTCTTGTAATGCAAAGGACTAGCATAGGTGACTCTCAATCACTTCATACGGGTTCGAGTCCCGTCGAGAACACTGAAGATTTTTAATGGTTCATTGATATAGAGGTTTGTTATGATTAGCACGGACTATTTTAAACTGTACAGGGGAGAACATAAAGAAGAAACTAGAATTCGCAATAAAAATAATAGAAGAAGATATAAAACTCTTGTATTGAATTATTACGGAAATATCTGTGCTAAATGTGGGTTCTCCGACATAAGAGCCTTACAACTAGACCATATAAACAACAATGGAGCAGAAGAAAGAATGGCTGTGGGTGGAAGTAAGAAATTCTCTGGATGGAACTTCTATAAATGGATAGTAGATAATAATTATCCAGAAGGATACCAGACTTTATGTGCCAACTGTAATATGATAAAGCAACTAGGGAAAGACTTTTAAATGGTTTGTTAGCTCAATTGGTCAGAGCGTTGCCCTGTCAAGGCAAAGGTTGAGGGTTCGAGACCCTTACAGACCGCTTATGAAAATATTAATTTTAATCCTTGTAAGAATATCTCTAATCCACAAACCTAACATAAAGAAGATTAGGTGTATGTGTGGTATAGGAAACTAAAATGTTAGTATTTATTCTGCATATTGGTTTAGCATGGCAATGCCTGACTTATACAGGAAAATGTGTGCAAGTTCCCTACGAAGCTGTAGCTAATATGGTGCAATTTGGATTTTTGGAATTGCTTATAGAAATTGGTGGCTATCGTTTCTATAAAAAACTTACCAAGAAGAAGGATAAGGATAAAGAAAAATGATTACTTTAATAATATCTTTGGGGATATATGTCATAGAGTGTGTAGGTTCTAGTTGCTATTCAATAAGCGTAGGTAGTTTTGAAGCCATGCTAGGATTGGGTCTTCTGGAAATGATTTACGAAATCCCTAACATAATTAGGATTTATAGAAAGAAAGAATAATACGATGCGGACGGCAGGTAAGGCATCTGACAAGTCTCATAAACTTGAAAAAACGGTTTCGATTGCCGTGTCCGCTACCTAGAAAGGAATTTTAACATGACTATATATTTATTCTTTATGCTGTGGAGAATTGTAATTGCCTGTAATGAGGCGGGCTGTACTCCAAGTTCTCCTGAAGCCCTTGCTACAATAGCTGTGGTCGGAGGGGTAGAAATGGTAGTTGAAATAAAAGGTGTTATAGGAATTTACAAAAGAGGAAAATAGATAATGGTATTCTATATTTGGCTTTTGTTTCACAGCATGGTTATTATGTGTACTGCGGCAGGATGCAATGCAGTTTCCATGTCAAGCTTCAATTATGTTATTGGTCTTGGAACTTTGGAACTAGTTTTTGAAGTTGCTGGAGTAATTAGAATATTCAAGAAGAATGTCCCTCCTGTAGATAAAGGAGAAATGAAGATTACCAAACGTAGTACCAGAAAAATTAAATAGTTTATATGTCCCTAGCTGAGATGGATTAGCTTCTGCCTGAAAAGCGGAGTAGGAAGGCTCGATACCTTTGGGACATACTTTGGCACAGAAAGTTCCTTTAAATTTTGTGACGAGCGGGTGAGAACCCCGCCGTCACAGCCTCCCAAATACTTTCCGCCAAACAAATGCCTCTGTAGTTTATGCGGTAAAACCGCCGTCCTGTAAACGGCAGAACTCGGTTCAACTCCTGAGTGGAGGCTCTATTGCCAGTTTTCCCTTCCGGGTTTCTGTAAAAAACTCGGATGCATATATGGGAGTACGTTCAACTGGCAGATGGCTCGCTTTGGAAGCGAGTGCGTGGAGGTTCGAAGCCTCTCTCCCATACCATAAGTTCTAGAGAAAGGAGTCTGATATGCCTACGACAGAAACTAGAGATAAAGCAGAAAAACAGCATACCCCTAAGAAAGAGAAGACATTGCCTAGATGGTTAGCAGTAACAATAGTAATTATTATATTACTTGCTATCGGTATATCTGGGTTAATAGTCTTCTCTTTGTTTAACTAGGAGGTAGATATGCCAATTCCAAGACCAGCGAAAGACGAAAAACAGAACAGCTTTATGGGGAGATGCGTCAGGTTTATGCACACAGAGAACGACAAAAAACAAGATGATGCAAAATGGTCTAACGAACAAATGGTAGCAATTTGCTTTTCTCAATGGAGAAAAAAAGGAAAAGCAGAGATTGATACTAGGGAAGAAGATGAGCGAAAGTCTGACGCAGAATTTATGGAAAGACTTTTGAAGAAGTATCCTGAATATAGGATATATTTTGAAGATAAGATAGAAGAATAGATTTTAGGAAGTAGTGTCCGACCAGACTCACGTGGTATAAGTCAGCGGCTAAACGGGAAATAGAAAGTCAAAAACCTGCCTACTTCCTAGTTTTATTTAAGGAGAAGATAGAATGATGACCGTGTTTTACGTACTTATAGGGTTATACTTGATATGTGCGGGGGCCAGAATAGCAGGGATATGGGGAAGTAATACTGTGCTAGAGGGTGTGCTTTTGATGCTGTCTGGGCTTTTTCTTATAATAGCTCAGATACTACAACGCTAAATCTCTAACCTGTTTCTAATAAATACCACTTGACAAATTAATGTTTAAGTGGTATACTTATTACTAATGTGTTAGTCAGGAGTTTATAATGAACGACCATTTACATTGGTCTTCTAGTACTCTGGAGAAAATGGAACACAGACAGAGAATAGAAGACTTATATAGAAGGGGATTGGAAGTTGTAAGAGACGCAAAGCTTTATGGTTTTGATATTAATATTAATAATCCGAAGGAAGTAATAGCCTGTCTGTATTTATTGGCAGAAGACTTTAGTTCTTTTCATGAAAGGTTCTGATTATGGGAATTTCTATTTGCAAAAATTGTTCTTTTGGTTTCACAACATACAGTGAAGAATACAATGATGGTAAGATTAAATTCCTCAAGATTTGTGAATGTTGTAGAGGAATCTGGTGGGCGTGTTCTAGTTGCTCTACGGGAGTAAAGTAGAAAGGATTTTGGATGAAAAAGAACTTGAGGTCTATGTCTGAGGATGAGATTGATTCCCTTGTAGCTTACTTTGTGAAGTTTACAGCGGCTAGAAGGCAGGATGATTTTGGAATCTACATGGATTCTAGAACCTGTGTATATGGGGATGGTGGTGCTTACATTGACGAGTATTGCAAAGAATATGGTAAATCTAATTGCTTGAATATGCTAGCAATGATATTTTCTTTGGAGGAGGAATCCAAGCACTATACTAGAGACTGGAACATAGAATTCCCAAAAGAAATATACATCCCTATTCCTGAAAAGAAAGTATATCATTTCAAGAAAAATTGGGAATTCACCTACGGAAAGTATAAAGGTAAAACTGTGGAATATGTTATCAACGAAAATCCCCTTTATCTTCAATGGACTTTAAAGAAAATGGATTGGTTTCTTTTGGACGAAGAGTGTACAAAGTTGTTGGAAGAAAAACTAAAAGGCATAGATTTAGAATTCAATGGATAAGTTCCTTATCTACTTCAACAAGAAAAGGCAATGGATTGATGTAACTGTCTGGGATGTTCATCCAGAAACTTTCAATAATTGGGGAGGGGGTAGATGGGCCTATTTTGAACCTACCAGAGAAAGTCCTAGAAATGGGTTGTTTGGGGAATTGCATTTCGTGAAGTCAGGTATCAGGGAAGATACTGTAGTACACGAAATGTTTCACGTTCTTTGCGAAATAATATGGTCTGGTAGGGATGCCATCACTAAAAACAATGAAGAAAAGTATGCAACTATTCTGGACGAACTGGTTAGAAAATTCTGGAGATATTACAAAAAGAAAGGAAGATAAATGCTATATAAAGTTCTGGATACAGAAGAAGAAGTAGATGAACTTATTCTAGAAATTATAAAGCATCAAGGGGTAATTGGTGCAGATACAGAAACCACAGGACTTGACTGGATGCTTGATAAGATTCTTCTTCTGCAATTGCATTTGGGAGAGCAGACTTATATAGTTGATGTACGTAAGGTTGGGTACAGTATACTGGAAAGAATTATCAGATACTTGGAAGTAGGAAAGAATACTCTTATCTTCCACAATGCCAAATTCGACATGAAGTTTATCCAGTTTGCCACTGGAATTCTTCTTACCCATATTTACGATACACAGACAGCAGAAGTAGTTTTGAATGCCGGAAAGGGAGAGTCGTTCTATAGTCTTGTTACTCTGGTGGAAAAATACACAGATTATTTTATGGATAAAGAATCCAGAAATGATTTCATAAACTTCCCAGACGATAAACCTTTCACTGAGAGAATGTTGCAGTACTCTGCTTTGGATGTTATAGTTCTTCCTTTGATTTACCAAGAGCAGATGAAGCAGTTGGAAGAGACTCATCAGACTTATGTTATCAACGTAGAAAATGAACTAACTCCTGTAGTTGCTCAAATGGAGATAGACGGGATTAGGTTGGATGCTCCTGCTTGGCTGGAAGTAGAACGCAGTGCTGTACAGCTAAGAGATAGAATGACCGGGGAGCTAAAGGAAATGATAGCTGATTTTGCCATGACTTTGAAGGCAGAGAACGGTCTAAGGCTGGCAGAAAAATTATCCATTCCTGTAACTGGTAAGGCCAGAAGAAAGTCTCTGGAGGAAGTAACAGATACATCCTTTATGAGACAATGGTTTGTGGAAAACTTCAATCCTAAATCTTGGCAACAAATGCTTTCCGTTATTAATCTTATGGGAATACCTGCCAAGAATACCAACGAGAAAACCATACAGGAATATGCAGGAGAGCCTGTCATTGACCAGCTATTGTTAATTCGTGGTGTCAACAAGCAGATAGATGCTTACGGTAAAAATGTTGTGGAACTAATCCATCCGGTTACTGGAAAGATACATACGGAGTATTTCACAACAGGAACCAGAACAGGGCGCTTCTCTTCCAAGAATCCAAACATGCAGAACGTACCTACTCATGGAGGATACAGAGAATGTTTTATTCCTGACGAAGAATTTGTATTTGCGGCAGTTGATTATTCTCAGGAAGAATATAGACTTGCCGGAGCTATAAGCAAAGAACCTAGAATTATAGAGGCATATCAAAATGGTTCCGACATGCATACTGCTACTGCTCAGATTCTTTACGGAAAGCAGGAAGTAACAAAAGACGAACGTAGTAGAGGCAAGACAGTTAATTTTGCCATTCTGTATGGTAGCACGGAGTTCGGTCTACATCATAATCTAAAGATTTCCATTCCAGAAGCTAAAGAGATTATAGATAACTTCTGGAACGGTTATCCACAATTACAGAAGTTTATGGAGAGTGCCGGAAGACTGATTTTGGAAAAGGGATATTCCATAACTCCAATTGGAAGAAGAAGATATAATCTTCCAAAACCTACTTATATGTCAATGAAACAATTTGATAAGTGGCAAGCGAGAGTTCTTCGTGAAGGAAAGAATTGTATTATTCAGGGAGGTGGCGCTGACGTTATAAAGTTAGCCATGATAGAAATTTCCAAGAGAAACCCTTTTGGAAGAAACTTTAGACTGCTATTGCAAATCCATGATGAACTAGTTGCAATGGTTCATGATAGTGTAAAACATGAAGCAATAAAGTTCATGAAGGAAACAATGGAGGAAGTAGAACAAAGGTTCTTAGGCTCGATACCTGCAAAGGCAGACGATGTACTAAAGACAAGATGGAGTAAGTAAAAATGGAACATATGAACCAATTTGAGTTAGTAACTACAAGGAGTGTGGGGCAAGAGGTAGAAAGAATAAGAAAGGCTTTCGATAAAAAGAGAGAACTAGAAAAAACCATAGCCGACATGATAACAGACTATGAGAAAGAAACGGGATTGGCTATTGATATGATAAAATATCAAAGAGATATTACCCTTCCCATCAAGGGTTCTCGGTATACAGCCCTGACAATTTTGATTACAGCAGAGGTAGAATGCAAGAAGAGTTAAAAGTAAAAATATATTACCAGCAGGACGGCATGGAGACATTTACTGTTTCCCTCGTATTTGTGGAAGATACCGTTATAAAGACCGGAGACGCCATAAAGATTTTACATGATTTCTATTCTACAGTGCCTCAAGTACAAGCATTCTTATACAGAAAGGAAGAGAAAGTTGACTAAAAAAGGAAAGAGTTTCAATGAATATATTCTGGAAAAATTTGGTGAGCAGGTTCTAGATAATCATACAAAAAAGATTGAGGCAATTTCCACTGGCTGTCTATCTTTGGATACTTCCATAGGGGTAGGAGGAATTCCTAGAGGAATGATTACTACAGTATATGGCCCTGAAGGTAGTGGAAAAACTACTGTGGCTTTGAATACTGCCAAGCAAGTAGCAAATGCAGACGGTAAAGTTCTTTACATTGACGTGGAGAATCTGCTGAATACATCTCTTCTAAAAGCTGTTCTTGGGGAAGATACTAAAACAGAAAACATCACAATCCTTTCTCCTGACTCGGCAGAGGATGCTTTTATGATGGCAGAGAAGGGAATAGAATCTCAAGAATTTGAACTGGTTGTAATAGATTCTATAGGTGCTATGGCGTCCAAAAAAGAAAAAGAAGTTGAATTTGATAAAGATACAATGGGCCAGCTTCCTAAATTGGTTGGAAGGTTTATCAAGCGCAACGTATACGCTATTAGAACAACGGGCGTAGCTGTTCTTGTCGTAAATCAAGTTCGTGATAACGTAGGTTCATATGTCAAAGACTACAAGATGCCGGGAGGTCACCAGCTTCAACACGAGTCAGCGGTAATTGTAGCCCTTAGAAAGGGTGACAAGCTTACAAGAGGCAAAGAGATTGTTGGTATCCTAACCAAGTTCACAGTTAAGAAGAACAAGTTAGCCCCACCTTTGAGAAGTTTCACCATTCCTATCATCTTTGGGCAGGGCATTGATTATATGTCAGACCTTCTAGACTTCGCAAAGCTGTTGGGTGTCATGACAATGAACGGCCCTTACTACAAGTTTGAGGATATAAACCTAGGAAAGGGAAAGGCAGAGACCAGAGAGAAATTAATGAATTCTAAGGAAACCCTTGACAGGATAACAGAGAGGGTGTATAATATAGTGAATTACCAAACAAACATTGCCGATTTGCTAAACGATTTGGAAGACGAAATAACAGACGAAGTATTGGAGGATTAATGCAGAGAACACTATATGCCGAAAGACTGTACTCATTGGGGGATTTCAAAAACATAAAGTTCAGTAGCGCAATTACAGACATCCCTGAAGAGGTCGCTAGGAACGAAAAGGTAATTGGATTGATGTACATGAACATGTATTTATCAATCGAGATTTCTTATCGTCACTATTATGAACTGATTGATTCCATGATAACAAGTAAGGTAAAGGATGTTATCGAACATTTGGAACTAGAAAGAACTCAGACCATGCAGGAACTAAAGGCAGAGATGGAAGCAATCTACACTCCATCTAAGAAACCTGCCATAGAAGTAGAACCCACAGAAAAGGAGACCATATAACATGTCCGACGAATTTGGCAATTTTATTGAAGATAAGAAAGAACGTCAGTCCTCAAAGTTTAGAAAGACAGAATTTCTAACACTGGACGAAGGAGAGCATGTTGTTCGCATTCTGGACGGCCATGAAGTGAAGCACTATATCCACTACATCAACTTCATGTATCTAGCATGTTTGGGTGATGAATGCCCACTATGTCAGAACAACAAGAAAATTATGTACGAACATCCAGAGGATTTCCGTGATGTAAAGGGCTGGTATCCACGCAGAGACAGATACTACATCAACGTCCTAGACCGCACTCCTGTAAAGGTTTGCGAGAAGTGCCAGACAGTAAACAAAGCACAGGGAGAAGTTTGCTCAGGTTGCGGAACTGCTTTGGGAACTGTTCGTCCACTGGATGAAGTTAAAGTTCTATCTGGAAGCGAGAGATTATTCACAGATTTGAAGGTTATTTCAAACAGCGTTCGTGACGAAGACGACAAAAGAGTAGACATCCGTTCTTACGATTGGATGATTTTGGTTCGTGGAGTCAAGCGTGATAAGGTTACTACTCCTACTCCAAGATACTTTCCTAATAAGGCTGGTTTGATTGAATTGAAGGAAGGGCAGGAATTGTATGACCTTGAAAAGGCTACAATCAAGCTGGAACCGGAAGAGATGCTTGAGGTATTCAATGGGCATTCTTTGAAGGATGTCTTCGCAATTAGAAAGGCCAAGACCGATGCTAAGACTGCTATCTTCAATTCTGATATGGAGTTGACAGACAACCCCGCTCAGGATATTGACGACGCCGCACAATCACTATTCAACTTCTAAGGAAAGGAGGGGAGGAGAAATCCTCCCCTATACTTATGGAAAATAATTCAGAATACTACCTAATAAAGCTAAAGGAAACTGAAACTCCGGGTAAGATTCTGGCAGAGTTCTATTGTTCATTATATAACATAATTCCTACCAAATCTGAAACAATGATGTGCAATAGGCTTGTAAAAGCTTTCGGAAGGTTCAACGTATTCTACTCCATCCTGAAAATGTCAGGAACTTATCCTGAAAAGGTGGAGGAACCTTCACCGCTTCTCTACGCAATTTGTCTTGGAAGGTTTGAAAAAGAGTACGATGACTCTGTAATGCAAGCAAGAGAATCTCTTCTATCTTATGTGAACGGCATAGACAGGGATATAGAGAGAGTAAAAAAAGAAAAACATAAAGATGCACCGTCACCGGAAGGATTAGATAAAAATGTCTGATAACAAGCTATTTTCTATGGACGCCGAACTGGTGGTGCTGTCTACACTTTTACAACATCCTGCTATGATAGACTCAATTAATGGACTACAGGAGTGGATGTTTTCTTCCAAGCCCAATCAAATCCTCTTCAAGGAGATGGTAGAACTAAAGGAAAAGAACCTAGTACCAGACCCAACTCTAGTAGTACAGAGCATGAAATCAAAAAATATTCTGGACGACATCGGAGGAGAAAGGCAGATAGAATTCCTTCTTTCGAAGAACGTGGCCGTGGAGTCTTTCACAGAATTTGTCAGCATAGTAGTAACATCTTATAAAGCTAGAAGTTATATATCTTTGACTTCTGGGGTAGAAAAAGACAAGATTAATGCATCCAATATTGATGAAATGATAATGTCAACCAGAAAGAGTTTGGACTCCTTGCTGGAAGCCCGTAACTTGGAGAACGTATTCCATGTTGGAGACTTAGTAAAGGATGCCTATCAAACAATTCTAGAAAGAAAGAACAACCCAGGAATTAGAGGAACAACGTGGGGCATTCCTATTCTCGATAAAGCAACAGGAGGAAAATGCTCTGGAGATTTGTGGGTAATCGGTGGAAGACCGGGAATGGGAAAGACTGCTCTGGTTTGTAACTCGGTTTTACAGGATGGACTGGCTGGAGTTCCTTCGCTCTTGATAGAGCGTGAAATGAGAAATCAGGAACTTCTGGAAAGACTTGTTTCCATAGATACAGGAATTCCTAATACAGACATACGTTTGGGAGTTCTGGATAACAGACAGACTAAACAGATTTATGATTCATTCCAGAAGATAAGCAAGCTACCCATATATCTGGATACAAACTTCATGTGCAATGACCCTTCCTATATAGAGGGTACAATCAATAAGTTTAGAACAAAGCATGGAATAGAAATAGTTTATCTGGATTACATTCAGATAGCTACAGATAGAGACGAACAACAGACACAGGCTATTGGTAGACTGAGCAGACTGGCAAAACTGATGTCAAATAATCTTGGAATTTGTTTTGTACTTCTTTCTCAGCTAAATAGAAATCTGGAATCCAGAGAAGATAAAAGACCTTTGATGTCAGACTTCAAGATGTCAGGCGCACTGGAAGAAGACCCAGATTTTGCTGTAGGACTCTACAGAGACGAGCATTATAACAAGGAAACAAAGCACAAGAACAAGATGGAGTTCATAGTTCTTAAGCATAGAAACGGCCCATCAGGAACAGTACCATTGAGTTTTGATGGCCCAAGCTACAGGATAGGAGAGGCATGATAAAACATTTTATTGAGGAACTAATTAACTGGATGTACTTCATAGTACTCTTTTCCTGTGTAGCTTGCGGAGCAATACTATTCATAGGAGACTTGTGGAGAGGATTGGGGGTAGCCTGTGCCTATACTCTGTTTATCATTATACAGGATAGAAAGAGACATGAAGACTCTATGAAAATACAAAAGGCTATGGAAAAGATAAAAGGTGAAATAATAAATGAGTAATCCGCAAAAACGTAAAGGGGATGATTTTGAAAGACTAGCCACAGAAACCCTTAACCTTTTAATCGAAAATAGCCTATGGAAAAGGATTCCGGGCAGTGGTGCGATAGGAACAACTTTAGGTGAGCCTATGTTGACTTCTGATATTGTTGGAGTGGTTAAGTCTATTCCTAGAAAATTCAAAGTAGAATGTAAGGTAGGATATGGAGGAGCTACACAATTTGCCCTAAAAAAGGAATGGCTGGATAAGGTAAAGATGGAAGCAGAAGGAACATTCTCCATACCTATGTTGATGGGAAAGTTCTCAGGTTCTAGAGAAGGTGTGAAGATATTCGTAGCCTTGGACGTAGAAACATTCTCGACAATTATAAACCATATAACCGATTTACAGAAAGAATTGGATAAGACAAAATGACTAATACCGATTGGGAAATAATCAAAGACTTTTATAAGGAGCGGTTTGGAATTGATGGTTGGCTGGTGGAGATGTATGCCAATCTGGATATTCTATCCTTGTGTGTTGCCGGAGCGTGTAATGACAACATCGTAAAGTTCTTGGAACTTCCCTCGGAAGAAGTAGTTAGAGTTATAAATGATGTATTTGAATTCGACGGATTTGTTAATGACCTGCCTATAAACCCTTATAGAGTTTACAATTCCTACAACGGAATCAGGTCTTCAGTAGAACATCTTACCAGCTTTTTATCGGATACATCTGTTGAGTTGGGAAGTATACTAAAGCCTGAAAAGCTTTTCAAAATATGTGACACCTATAGTGATATAGAAGAAAGGATACAAAATGAGTGGATTTAAAGATGATGTAATTTCCATCTTGAGACATAACTCTATTCTGCAAAAGGAGTCGGTGGGATTCGTAATGACAGAGACCAGCACCCTAGCAGAAGAACTGTTCCAAGAACTGAAAGAAAGAAAATTTCTTGTAACAAACAAAAGAACAAAGCTCGTGCTACAATATGATTATGTAGTTATTCCTAGTGGGTATAATTGGGAGAACTTTCTTTATGCTTTTTCTGTTCTTTCCACAGGAGGAGTGATTGTACTTGAAGCTAATGAAAAAGTATGGTCTGATAAATATGTCAGTTTGTTTGGAGGTTTTACCGGAACCAAGGTTCGCTACGAAGATAGAATATATATTGTCATTCATGGAGGAGTAGATTATGCAGACTAATTCTCAAAGAATAATGGAAGCCATGCCTTCCTTTGAAGACTTCATGAACTTGGCAGAGGAAATAAAGAAACTCTCAGTTGCAAAGATGAAGCTGGAGAATAGTATAAAAGCAAAAGAGGGTGAATCTTTTCGGCAGGTTATGACCGATGAGCATTTCTTTGTAAACGGAAAACCTGTAGCGGTCTCCTATTATGAGAATGCTTTCAAGTTTGGAGGATTGGACGGAAGACTAGTATTAGTAAGGGACGAACTGGCGGAGATACAGGCTTCCCTAGAACTGAAAAGAAATCAGTTCGAAGTCTATAAGCAGATGCACGACATGTTCAAGACTTTGGTATATCAGGAAAGAGTGTTGGCATAATGCCTATTTATTTATCGGCCAGTTCAATAAATGATTTTGTTCGTTGTCCACAAAAGGTATTATATCGCTTCAAGAAAACTGTTCCCGCAGAAGTATCTAAGGATATGGTTGCGGGGGAAGTTATACATTATGTTATTGAGAAGGGATGGAACAACAGGGAAAAGGCAAAGAGCATTCTGGACAATGAGGTCAAGGTTAGGGATTTGAGAAAAGCAGACGCTACCAACTTATCCTTTATGCTTGATATATTCTTCCTGAACTTTGCAGGACTGCTTGGAGAGAAAGACCTGATTGAGTACAATTTCAAGATACCCTTGTATGACGATGTTTTTATTGTCGGAAAGATAGATAGAATTTACAGAGGCAATGTACTTGATTGGAAATCCTCTGCAAAGCTTCCTTCAAGATTGGATAATGATATTCAGTGTATTATTTATGACTGGGCATTTAAAAGGATTTTTGGAAACCATCCAGCAAGTCTTTGTGTGGCAGGACTTTCCACAGGTCAGCTTATCCCGTTCGTTAGAAACGACTTCTACGTAAGGGAAGTGTTCGAGAAGATAATACCCAGAATGATAAAAGCAGTAAGGCATGATGAATATGAAAGATTAGGAATGTTCAATCACTCATGTTTTAGATGTCCTTGGAAGACTGGATGTTTGCAGGGAAGCAGAGGAGAAGAGAGAAATGTCTTGGATAATTCAATCCTTGCTGAATAAAAAGAACTATATCAGGGAAACACTGGATATAGATAGCGATGAATACAATGACCTTATTCTGGTGGAAAAAGCTATAAAGGAGCTAAGAGAAAGGGGATTTCTATCAGATAAAGACTTGGAAGTAATTAGTGAGATGGCAGGAGACATAGGAAGATTTGACGAGCGCCCAGTAAATCAAAGGAAAGCATTGTACAAAAAGTTTACAGCTATATGTGATAGGGTTGCCTTTTACATGGGCGACTATTTTACAGATGACGGCTATCTAGACTATATGAAAACCAAATATAAACTAAACGATGAGCAGGTAGATATTTTGCTAAACTATATAAAGAGCAGATTTAGACACAAGCTTGCTAAGAAAGTCCCGAAGAACCATTACCTACCTACTACTAAAGATAAGGAAACCATTAATGACCAAGACCAATATTATCAACTTTAGGTGCAAGCACAGGCACACAGCATTGTCACATCCTTCATGTTACTTGAAGTTTCTGCAAGGGGATGACGCCGTTCTGAGAAAGTTCCCAAAGGTTTTGCTCTTTGATATTGAAACAGCCCCATTAAGTGCTTATGTATTTCAGAAGAGTATTTGGAGAGCTAACATTACAGAAGAACAAGTTATTTCAGAATGGTTCATGCTAACTTGGAGTGCCAAATGGCTGTACGATGGAAATGTCATGACAGCCAGGCTTACCGGAAAGGAAGCCATTCAAGAAGACGACTCCAGAATTACAAAAGATTTCTGGAAGTTACTGGATGAATGTGACATAGCTATTGCCCACAACGGAGATGGATTTGATATTCCAAACATGAACACAAGATTTATTGTGAATAATCTTCCACCCCCAAGTCCATATAAAACTATTGATACTCTTCTTGTAGCTAGACAACAGTTTGGATTTACACACAATAATCTAAACGCCCTAGCAAGAATTTTTGGATTTGAAGCTAAGAAGGATACTGATATAGAATTATGGAAACGTTGCGTCAGAGGAGAAGAAAAAGCATTAACCTACATGCAAGAATACAATATTGGTGATACTATTCTTTTGGAAAATGTTTATTTAAAACTTAGACCTTGGATTAGAAATCATCCTAATATTGGACTATACATTGACTCTAATGAAACTGTTTGTCCAAATTGTGGTAGTTCAAATATTACTTGGTTGGATAATAAATTCCACTATACGGGAGTAAGTAAGTTTCCATTATTTGTGTGTCAGTGCGGTGCTTATGGTAGAGGCAGAACTTCTATCATCACAAAGAAAACCAACCCAAATCTGGTAGTAAGTTTGCCTGTAAAATAAAGGAGTAAGAATGGCTAAATTGATTGGCAAAGGATTTGTAAACGATAATAAAGGGACAGTGGACGAAGGTGGTTTTTGGACTGTAACTGTTCTTATGATAGAAACTAACTACTTCGATGATGGGACTACGGAAGAGGAGACCATTGAAACCAAGAGCATTAGTTCTGATTTTGATAATGCCCATGAGACAGCTATGGTTTCTGCTCTTACTCAGCTAAGAGAGGAAGCGTATGACAAGGGTTTCCGTAGTCTGATTGTCGCTCGAAAGGCTAAGAATGACAACGGTGCTGATAACACAAATACCCTTACTCAATAGTGTCGTGATAAAGCAACGGGACGGGCATTTGTTTATAGCCGCTCCAGACTCTTTTATCATAGACAAACAAGGCTATCTTTCCTTGCTTTACAAATTGTTGGAAATAGGATTTTTACAGGCGGAAGATATATCAGCTATATCAGCCAGAATAGGATTAGGAAATGAGAACGAGAAAAACAGTAGTAATACTGATTAGCGGGAAAGCAGGTAGCGGGAAAACCACTGTCGCTAATATGCTAAAAACAAGATTGGACGGTTTTGAGGGGATTACTACCTTTAGGTATTCTCTAGCTAGCCCTATAAAGTTTATGGCTAAAGCCTACTTTGGATGGGACGGAGAAAAGGATGATAGAGGTAGGAAGCTTTTGCAGGATGTCGGAAAAGTGGGAAGAGAGTATGACATTAATATTTGGGTAAGGCACTTGCTTCAACAGATGGATAAACAAGCAGGATTACTGCCCTTCAACTTTGTGGTAGTAGATGACTGGAGATTTGAGAACGAATCAAAATATCTCACATCCAACCCTTTACTAGAAGTTGTAACGATTAGAATGATAGACAGGGGAGGCTTAGGCGGTAGCCTTGCTAAAGATGTTTCAGAGAATAGTCTTCCTGAAACAATGATTGAAAAGTTGGACTTGGAAGAGATAGGAATGTACCACTTCTCCGTCCGTAACAGAGAATCTGAAAACGACTTATTAGCGAGCAAGTTAGATACAGTTCTAGATGCAATCGCTAAACAATTTATTCTAGAATAAGGAGAAATAACAAATGATTACGTCAGCGGCACTCTCAGTATTTTTGGTAGAGGGCTTGAAGCAGTTGGTTGCCAAAGCAACAGGCAATCCTAACTTTGAGTTTCCACCAAAAGTCTTGGCGGCTTTGCTAGTATTAGCGAATGCTGTTGCAGTTTTGCTCTTGGCTATACTAGGAGTAGATGGGTATAACCTTCCTACAGACTGGATTTCTTGGGCAAAGGCACTACTTGTAGCAATCCTTGGAGCATTAGTATCTTCGGGACTTTATGTAATAGGGTACAAGTCTTTCAAGGCATTTTCGCAAAAGTATTATGCCAGCAAGTAATAACTAAATAGATTCTAAGCAACAAATTAGGACAGAAATTTGATTTCTGTCCTTTTTTATTTTAATTTACACCTCAAAATGGGGAAATATGGTACAATTATCCTTAGAAACTAGGAAAGGAAGAGAATTTATGGATGAAAATGATGAAATAATTCTAGACGACGGGCAGACAAGGCAGAAGAAACGTACTGGGAAGCAGAGCAGAATGCGTAACCTTGCTCAATATAAAAACCTTTCTGACCGAGAGTTTGAGGAAATTTTAGATAAAAAGAATTTAGGTATTGAGCAGTCTACAGCCTTTGAGAGCAGAATTAGTAAGAAGCTCGACGAGTTTGAGAATGACTACGACCTGTCAGATATGAAAATAAATGACATGGATACTCTAAGAGCCTTGATACAGGCTCAGATTACTCTGGAAGACTACGAACAGTATATCTTCAGAAAAAGAGCAGAGGGTATTACAGAATCTTCAATCTTCTCTGTGGAAAAAATACACAAGGTAATGTCAGACCTTAGAGCAGACATAAGTAAGTTCCAACAGGATTTGAACATTACTCGTAAGGTTAGAAAGTCTGATAGAGAAGCATCTACAATAGCATATCTAGCTGACCTACAAGCTAAGGGCAAGAAGTTCTACGAATCCAAGATGTCCTATATATTCTGCCCTAAATGTGACATGCTACTAGGAACTTTCTGGACAACTTTCCCACAGGAAGACAGAAACAAAATTCATCTTATCTGTGGAAGAACAATGCCTGATGGTTCAAAATGTGGGGAAAAGGTTATCGTGGGAACAAAGGAACTTCTGAAGAACAGAGGAACCAATAGTAAAACTGTTACACCGGAATCGATGCTTTAAGAAAGGTACAGGAAAATGGAAGAATTAAAAGAATGTAGGATTTGCAGAGGCACAACTCTGAAGGAAGTTTTAGCACTGGGTAATATATTCCCTTCTGCTTTTATTGACAATCTAACCAGTATCTCATTACAGGAAAAGGTTCCACTAACTCTGGTGGAATGTCAACATTGTGGACTTGTACAACTGAAGTACACAGTGGAACTAGACCAGATGTACAGACAATACTGGTACTCTTCTTCCCTAAATGCCAGTATGGTTTCATCCCTTAAGGACATTGTGGATGAGATAGAGAGAAGAGTTCCTATACAACGAGAAGATACTATCGTAGACATTGGATGCAACGATGGAACTCTGTTGGGATTATATACAAGAGAAGTAGCTAATAAAGTAGGATTTGAACCTGCTCTGAATATAAGACCAAAAGATAATAACGTAACCACTTGGATACCAGAATACTTCTCCAAAGAGCAGTGGGACACTTATCATAAACATCCCAACCACCCTGAATGGGCCAATGCAAAAGCTAAAGTAGTCACTGCAATAGCAATGTTTTATGACCTGCCAGACCCTAACAAGTTTGTCAGAGATGTAGTATCTATTCTTCATGAAGATGGAGTTTTCGTGATACAGTTCACAGACTTTTTATCCATGATAAAAATTAATGCATTTGACAATATCTGCCACGAGCATTTGGAGTACTACAAGTTATTTGATGTTATCAAGTTATTCAAAGCACACAGGCTGGATGTTATTGATGTCTCCTACAATGATGTGAATGGCGGAAGCGTAAGAGTAACCGCATCCCACGAAGGTAGATATAGAATTAGAGAGTCGGTATTCAATTCCTTTCTAAGAGAAGGGGAATATCTAGACAGGAACTCCTTTGAAAAGCTCAGTGAATGTGTAAAGGAAACAATATTCAATTTACATAGCTTTCTTTCTTCCATGAAATCTTTAGGTAAAACTGTTACAGTTTTGGGAGCAAGTACAAAGGGAAATACTTTACTACAAGTATGCGGAGTTACTAGAGACCTTGTTCCTTATGCCGCAGAAATAAACAAAGACAAGTGGGGATTGAAGACCATAGGTTCAAACATCTTTATCATTCCAGAAACAGAAGCATTGGCATTGAAGCCAGATTACCTATTGGTACTTCCTTGGCACTTTAGAGATAATCTTCTAGCCAGAAAGCATATAAAAAAGTATATGGAAGAGGGAGGGAAATTGGTTTTTCCTCTACCAAAATTTGAGATTGTAGGAAAGGAATAGACATGGGAATAGAAAATAAGACTATAGGGGAATTGATAGATGCTCTAATTACTACAAACTTGAGATGCTGGATGGCTCAAGAAGACATAATGAACGAAAAGCTTTCGCAGGAAGAGAGACTAAGTGCGGCTATAAAAGCCCAAGACCAGAACGCCAAGAGAAGCCAGTTGATAGGTGCAATCAATAATTACTTCAACGAGACCGGATTCACAGCCACCAAAACCTACACTTATTTTAAGGATAAGTAATGTTAGCATTTACCCACCCCGGCAAAGTTGGAGACCTTCTTTATTCTCTTCCTACTGTGAAATATATCTGTGAGGCAAAAGGACAACAAGGCGACTTCTGGACGAGCGAATATTGTTATCCAATAGTCAGAAGACTTTTGGAAAGACAGAGTTACATCCGTAGATGTATCCTTTCTCCAACTTATGTTATAGAAGGAATGGACATGGGAGTAAGGCCTTCCAAAGTTCCTGTAGATGTTTCCCTGTATGAGACAACTTACCACCTAGGATTTAGGTCTGTTCCTGATTCTGCACTACCTGATTTTATAGCACGTTCTGTAGGTTCAACATGGAACGGTAAAATAGAATATGAATACGACGATGTAGAAACACTTGACGAACCTTATATAGTACTAGCCCCACGAGGCGAGACATCATATAAGAACATGTTTCTTGATTTGATAAAGAGCAGTCCAATAAAGACGGTTATCATCGGCGGCTTGGGAGACTTGATAGGAGATGGGACGGCACTCAACAAGTGTGGTCTCGACCTAGTAGAGACGCTTCCTTGGATAGCCAAGTCAAAGGGTTTCATTGGTTTGATGTCTTCCCAATTGGTGCTTGCCAACGGATGTGATGTCAAAAGGGTATCTCCTCATGATGGTATCCATTGGGATATGAGACATGTTATCTATAGCGACAAGAATTTTTATCCCGTAAATCCCACAGCAAAGGAAATTATAAATATACTAGGACTATGAGTACTTACGGTGTTACAATTATTGGAAGAAATGACGACTATGGCGGAAACCTTTTAGAGAGAGCTACTTATTGTTTGAACACAATGTCAGCCTATTTCGACCAAGTTATATACGTGGATTGGGCGACAGAAGAAGGCAAGCCTACTGTAGTGGAAGAGATAGAAAAAGACCTGCTAAAGTATGATAACATTTACTGGATTAAGGTTACTCAGAAACAGGCGAAAGAATGGATTGGAGATAATCCAGATGCACAGGGAGTTTGTGAAGTTATGGCAAGGAACATAGGTCTTAGAAGACTAGGAACTGATTTCTTGGCATCTTCCAACATAGACATTCTGGCTCCACAAAGAAGACACATTGAGAAGATAAAAGACAAGAATACATTCTTCACTGTAGGCAGAAGAGACATCTCCCTGTTTGATTTGAGACCTTTGGGAGGAAGAAGCGAACCCGGAACTTTTATGCCACGCATGGAATTACTGGAACCATCACACTCCCAACATCCTAGAATTCAAGTATTCCCTGACGATAAGTATTCTCTAGTAAGTAATTGTGGAGACTTGCAGATAGCTCATAGAGACATCTGGTACACCATAAGAGGATATGAGGAACGTCTTGTAGGAAGAGGATACACTGATAGTAACGTACAAAGAAAAGCTAGCCTGTTTGGATTTGGGATAGACGTGGACTGGACAATCCCTATCTGGCATATTGGACATGCTGGAGGTATGGGAGGAACTGGCGGAATGAACGATGCACAACTTGCAGTATTCATGCAAGAAACAACCAATACAATAAACTGGGGACATCTTGAAGCTGGATTGGAGATGCACAAAGTATGAAGAAATTTATAGTGACCACCAGTATTTACCCTCCTTCCGAGGCTACTCTAAAGTTTGTTCAGATGAAGGATTGGAAAATGATAGTAGTGGGCGACATAAAGACTCCCCATGCACAATACAAAAACATTGATGTTATCTACCTAGACCCTAAGTTTCAGGAAGAAAGATACAAGAAACTAAGCGATACAATAGGTTGGAATTGTGTAATGAGAAGGAACCTTGGTTTTGTTTTTGCCTACGAGTTGGGTGCTGATATAGTAGCCAGCATAGATGACGATAATATTCCTTACCACAATTGGGGAGAGAAAATTTTAGTAGGCAAAGATGTAGAAGTAGATTGTTATTCGAACTCTAGCGGTGTGTTTGATATTTTGCAGGCTACTAATCACAAGGAACTCTGGCACAGGGGTTATCCATTGGAATATGCCAAAACCAGTAGCACTATACTGCACCAAGATAAAAAGAAAATGACCGTCCATCTACAGGCAGATTTGTGGGACGGAGACCCCGATATAGATGCTGTGTGCAGAAAACTCTATAATCCACACGACCTTACTTTGAATTTGGAAACCTTTGTTACATCTTCAGATTACGCTCCCTTCAATAGCCAAAATACTTTTATCTCCAGAGAGGCATTACCTTACTATATGGTTCTCCCCGGAGTAGGTAGAATGGATGATATTTGGGGAGGATACATTTGCCAGTATCTTCTAAACACAAGACCTGTATTTGGCCCTGCTACAGTAACTCAAGACAGAAACATACAGTCTATAAAAAAGAATCTGGAAGATGAAGTTCTGGGATACACAACCACAGCGGCTATGCTAAAAGACATGGACAACTGGAGAGACTATTTACCCAAGCAAACAATAGAAGCCTATAGTGCATATAGAAATTGCTATGGACTTCCTAGTGTATAGAGAAAGGATTGCGAAATGGTTAATGTTTGTATACCAACATTAAACTCTTACGAAGAACTAGATAGATGCATACATTCACTAAGAAGTAACACGGTAGATAAGATAGTTGTTTTAGACAATGGATTAGGACATGTACCGGCATCACTTCCAAATCTACGCTATATAAAGTCACCTTACAATTATGGAGTAGCTAAATCCTGGAACTTAATGATAGGCTTGACCGCAGGTATAAGGATTATTTGTAACGACGATGTTCTATTTGAGCAGGACTCAGTTAAACAAATGGTAGATGATTATGATGATAACAATATAATCTCCCCCGCAGGTCTGGGATATATGAACGTCTTTTCTTGTTTTCTAATCCCTGAAAAGATTATACAGGAAGTTGGATTATTCGATGAAAAAATTTCCCCTAATTACGGGTACTTCGAAGACAACGACTACTTTAGAAGACTGACGCTTGCAGGATTTGGAGTAAAGTTCAGTCAGGCAAAAGTTCAGCATCTAGGTAGTTCTACCATGAAACACATGACCCCAGACCAAGAAAGAAAACATCACACCAAGTTCAATATGGCAAAGAAGAACTATATCAAGAAATGGGGCGGAGAGCCAGGGTCTGAGACTCGTACAACTCCACAGGAATTATAGATGGCGATTATCGAGAAAGTAACACAAGAAGACTTAATACTTTATGAAATACTAAAGAACCCAGTCCTAGCCCCCGAATTTATCTACAACATAGATAACGACGAAGGACTTGACGAACCTTTCGGATTCTCTTGGTATCAGGTAGAGATAATGGCAGACTTTCATCCAAAGGTTTCCATTTGTACTGCTCGTGCCACAGGAAAAACAGTTAGTCAGTATTCATTACTTCTCTGGATTTTAGTCTACAACATCTTTCCTGACGACTATGTTTTATTTACGGTTCCTAGCAAAGTTCACCTTGAACCTGTATTTACCAATCTGGTTAGACTGTTCAAGACAAACTCCTTCCTAAAGAATTTCATTGACACAAAGAGCGGAGTAAATAGTTCTGAGTTTAAGATTACACTGAAGAACGGTGCTGTATTGCTATGCCGCATTGCTGGACAATCTGGAACAGGGGCGAACCTAATTGCTTTGCACACTCCTTGGATTGAGGTAGACGAAGGTGGATATTTTCCTAACAATGCCTTCAACGAAATGCAACCATCTCTAAATGTGTGGACACCCGGACACAGAGAACTGGTATCAGGAGTACCTACTGGAATGAGAGAGCATAATGTTCTCTACACAGTAGACATGGAAAATGATGCCTACAGCAAGCACAGAGTTTCTGCCTTTGATAATCCTAGAATTACAGAGCAGGATATAGAAGATGCCAAAGCACAGTACGGTGGAGAAGATTCAGAAGACTATACCCACTATGTTCTGGGCCAGCACGGAAGACCTGTCTTCGCACTGTTCGATAGAAACCTGATGAAGATAGACAGCTATCCAGTTTACAAAGTAGAAATTGATGGTATTCGTGCAGAAGGTATTACAGAAATGATTACCAAGCTGGACTTACTTCCGCTTCCTCCACAAAACTATGGTATATTGTTTGGAATAGACATGGGGTACACGGAACCTACGGCTATTGTAGTTTTCTATCTAGACGAAAAGGATAGACTGAAAATACACTGTAGAGTTAAGCTAACCAAGGTTGCCTATCCGGTTCAGGAGAAGTTAATTGATTTCTTGGATACAAAGTACGGCCCAATGCTGATTGCCGTGGATGCCGGTAATGCCGGTCTCAATTCCATTCAGACTTGGCAGGAACATACAGACTATGTTCATAAGAATTACAAGAAAAGAATATACCCCGTAAACTTTTCATCATGGCTTTCATTGGGAATAAACTCTGACGGGGAAGAAAACAAAGTAAAGCTAAAACCATTCTTCGTTTCCATTCTGCAAGAGATGACAAACAATCACAGAGTTGTTTACTCCTCAACTGACTTGGACTTGGTTACTGAACTGGAAAGAATGACCTATACTAAAAATCCAAATGGGGATATTTCTTACAAGACTCTGACAGAAAGAGGAGGCAAACGTGGAGAAGACCACTTTACTTCTGCGATGCTGTGTGGAGTAGGAGCATTCCATATGACAATGGAATTCTCACAAGCCACTCGCAAGGTAAAATTACTCAAGGCGTTATGGATATAATATGACAACAACTAAAAAGAAAACTGCAATAGCAGTAGCACCAAAGGATAAGCAACTATCTAAGGGAAAGGCAGAACTGCTTCAACAGACTGATAACCCTTGGACTGTCGTACCCAAGTTTACAACAACAGTGAATCAGCAGACTGACTTTCTGCTTTCGATTCAGCATAGTAGATTCTTCTACAAAACAGAGCCTCTCGTTTCCACAGTGATAGATAAACTGGTGGAGATTGGAATTACCGATTTGGTTTTCTCCAAGAACAAACTCTCTGACAATGAATTCAGAGTCTTCGAAGCAATAGCACCAAAGATGGTTTGCTTTGCAGAGCAGATGGCTACCGAGTATTTATTGTCTGGACTTGTTGTTCCAGAAGTAGGATATGGAAAAGTAGACAAGGACTTTATCTTCTCTCTTGGAGTGAAGAAATATAGCTCCTTGGAACTTCCAGATTCCATGTGGGTAAGAGACCCACAAACAATTCAAATTAAGAAAGTAGTTCTGGGTGACAAGCCCTCCTACTTTGTAAAGGTTCCAACAGACGTAATCTCCTTCATAAAATCAAAGGGAGTTTATCCAGATGGAACGAAAGACCCCGTACTCTATGAAACTTTAGTAACTCAGTTTCCTGAGTTTGTAAAGGCAATCATTGAAGGTCAGACAGTATTTCTATTGGAAAACGATTATGTTATCCGTAGACAATACACGTCTGACAATCCTTATCCAATTCCATATGTTCAATCTGCTCTGGAAGCTTTGCACCACAAGAGAAAGATGCGTAGAATGGACTACTCGATTATGGATAAGGTTATCAGTGCCATCATGCACGTTAAGATTGGTGATAAGGATTTCCCTATTACACAATCTGAAGAAGACGCAGAGTACGTAGAGAGCATTGCATCTCAGCTAAGAATGAGAGGGCGGGATGCAAATACTTTGGAAAGAATTTTCCAGCTAATCACAAATCACACGGTAGAGATAAACTGGGTCTTTCCTGAAACAGAAACATTACTGAATGTCGGAAAGTATAATGACATCAACGAGGAAATTTTGTTCGGACTAGGGTTTCCTAGAGTTCTGATTACCGGAGAAGCACAGAAATCTGGAACATCCGATTCCGAAATAGCTACACTATCTCCTATAAAAACTGCTGAAGGATTTAGAAGAAAAATCATAGAAGTTCTTAGGGACATTTGTTTGGAAATATCAAAACGCAACAAATTCAATAGCGTTCCAACGGTTTCATTCAAAGCAATGAACCTCCACAAATTCCAAAACTTCCTAGACGGCCTACGTTTCTCTTACGAGAGTGGTGGTCTAAGTAGAACTTCCGTAGACAAGGAACTTGGTTTCGAGTTTAGCAAAGAAGTAGCTTTACTAGAAGAGGAGACAAAAGAACTCAAAGACAGAGGCTTGTCTGAGTTCGGGCCTACTCCTAATAGTAAAAACTCAATTCTTCTAGAAGGACAGCAACCTAATGGGGATAAAAAGCCAGCTATAAAACCGAAAACACCGGCTAAAACTGGTTCTGGAGAATGAAAATGACAAAAAACACGTCAAAATTCGCCACAAATCTGGTAGATATGGTAGAATTGTTAAGTGAAAATGAAGCTAGGGCGGAAATGGGGGAAGCTTTCTCTTCTATAATGGTTAATCCCACAGTCGTTTGGACAAAATTCGTTCTAACTGACGATATGAGAAACGGAAATGGGCAGAGAATTCCCAAAGAAGAATTTGCAAACCTGATTCGAAGTGGAATTCACATGCCAGTGAAGATGGCGAAGGGAGAAATCAGCAGGGGACATCAAGGAACAGAGCCTTTGGGTTCCATTACCCACCTGAAAGAAGTTCCAATGCCTGATGGCTCAATGGCTATCGTAGCATTGGCGGCTTTGTGGGGAGAAGAAAGACCTGCTGACGTTGAATATATAAAACAACAGTTTGCCAGTAAAAAGCCGGTGGATATTTCTTGGGAAATTTTGTACGAAGATGCTCAATATAATGTTGACCAGAATAGTATAGACTTAACCGGAACTGTTCTAAGGGCGGCAACTGTGGTGGGAGAACCCGCCTACGAGGGACGTACTAGAGTACTATCTGTAGCGGCTAAAAAATGGAGTAAGGCTTACATCAGTGAGCTACCAGACTCCTCTTTCCTCTACGTTAAAGGTGAGGAAAGACTCTTTCCTATAATGGACAACGAAGGAAAGATAGATAGAACAAGATTAAAGGATGCAATTGCGGAACTTCAATCATCATCAGTTCCAGAGAAAGATAAAACCGTAAAGGTTGTAGAAACTCTGATTGGTAAGTTTGAAGCTGGAGCAAGTAATGAAGAAGTAACATCCTTGTTTTTGTCTAACCCAAAAATTACGGAGGAAGAGTTGAAAACAATTGAGGAACTACAGGCTCAGATAGCAGAAATGGAGCCTAAGTTGACGGACGCACTTGCTCAGTTGGCAGACAAGGATAAACTTATCGCTGACAAAGAGCAAGCCATTGCAACCTTAACAGAAAAAATAAATGCTATCGAACCAGAACTAACTACTCTCAAGGAATACAAGGCAAGCATTGATGCTGAGACTGAGAAACTTGAGAAGATAGAGTCAATCAAGAAACAGTTTGTTGAAGCTGGACTAGAGAAAGATGACCAGTATTTTGCTGACCATGCAGAGAAACTTCTAAAGATGGACGAGGAAGCTTTGGCTTTCTTTGTTCAGGAAGTTGCCGCAAATGTCGCAGAAGCAGGTAAGAAAAGCTCAGATGCTTCAAAAAAGAAAATAGAAATTCCTGCACTTACAGGTAACGAAGATGCCGAGAAGCCTAGCGTTTCGGATATAGCGGAATACTTGCGTGAGCAACGGAATAAGAAGAAAATCTCGGAGGATAATTAAATGGAAATCAATCGTTTTGAAGACGTGATTGGTGTTGTTGTTCAGGAAGAAATTACGGAAGGACGTTTCGTAGTTCTTACAGCCAACGCACTAGGCGGGTCTTTCATGAATACCGACACAGATTTGCCCGGAGCCAAGCTTCCTACTACAGAGGAAGAGGCTACTCGTGCTAAGTATTGTGTCACTTTTGCAGTAGACAACAGACCAACACCTATTGTTGACTGGCCTCAGACTACCTTTGACTTCAGAGGTGGATGGGTTAATGCGACTGCTGGCCCTCTAACGGGGCTAAAGATGTGGTTGACACATCCCGGCAATCAGGAAAGTCAGGCTATTCCATCAGGATACAAGGCCCTTGCTTTCACTGACGGGTATTTCACACTACCTTCTGGGCAGTATATTTACAACTCAGCTTTGCAGACTCCCGGTGCGGCTCTTATCGTAGAACACACTGCCGGTGCTGACAGAGGTAAGCCTAAGTACACAGCAACAAATGCTGTTGGCGTTATCGGATTCGTACAGGACTATGACACTGAAACAGGTGCTTTGACTGTACAAATCAACAGATAAAAATCGGAGGATTTTAATAACATGGAAAAGAATTATAAGGAAGCCATCGCTGAGTTGCTTAAGGCTGGCGACCGCGAGGCTCTAGCACAGCTTATTATTGAGTATGTGCAACCCAATCATCTTACAAATGATTTTGTAAGTATGCTATTGACGACTCGTTCTTTGAACCCCGGCGATGCTCTCGTAAAGAAAGTACGCAAGGGAATCAAGGTTCGTACTCTAGTTCCCGGTTCCATTCATCTAGCAAGTGAAATCACAGTTCGTGACCGTATCAACTATGTGTTGGACGGAGCAGATGTGAAGGTTACTTACAATGAGTTAGGATTATCCCCTACAGCCCTGCTCATGTAAAATTTGGCTAAATGCTGGAACCTCCTAAAGCCTTCTTACTAACTAAGTGACAAGAGAAAGGATAATAAAAATGGAAAATCAGCAGGAAAGATTGAGAGATATTGGTTGGTTATGCGGAATAATTGATGGTGAAGGGACAGTAACAATGACCTTTCACGCAAGAAAAGGCAAGCAACCATTGATAAGACCAGTAATAACAATTATAAATACAGATATTCAAATAATAAATAAAATAATAGAAATACTAAAGCTACTAGAAATTCCTTTCTGGGTAAACGAAAAGGAAGCTACAGAAAAGTGGAAAAAGAGATACAGAATAGAAGTATCTGGTATAAGAAGAGTTATGAAGTTTCTTCCTATACTAATTGAAAATCTAGTAGGTAAAAAAGAAGAAGCTATTTTACTTCAAGAGTGGTGTAGTAAGAGATACTCTATGATTGGAAGTAAGAACGTTTATTATGACGAATGGGATGTAGATATAATGAGAAGAATTAAGTTATTGCATGGACATCAAGATAAAGTAGAAAAATCTCTCAAAATCCTCAGAGACTATATGCCAAACGCTTTTTAGCGAAGATATAGTCCGGTCTTTATGGAGACATAAAGAGTTATACAGAAATGTATAACCGCTTTTAAAAATAAAAGTAGTAACAATTCGGGGAACTAGCTTCTGGAGAAATTGGTAGCGTGGAGGACATCCGTAAGGAAATGTCAGCCAAGCTTGCTGATTACTATCTAAACAAAGTATTTACTGCCCTTTCAACAGTCTGGACATCTGTAAATACTCCAAATAACTTCACAGCAGTTGGTGGGCCTATTACAGCCACAGCACTAGAGAATGCGATTAACTATGTTAATCTTCACACTTCTGGTGCAAAGGTTGTTATTGGAACACGTGCCGCAATGACTCCTATCACCAAGTTTGGTGCATTCTGGTCAGACGGTACAAACGTAGGTTTTGCACCTGAGACAATCCTAGAAATCATGCAGAATGGTATTCTTGGACGTTACTACGGTGTACCTCTAGTAGCCCTAGACCAGATTTACGACAACCCTGCTGACTACAATGCTCTACTACCTGAAGACAAGATTCTTGTTATCGGCGAGGGCGTAGGTGAATTCATTACTTATGGAGACGTAAAGGATAAGCAGTGGACAAACATGGAGCCAACTCCTCCACAGTGGTATTTGGAACTTTACCAGCAGTTCGGTATGATTATTGACCGTGCAGATGGAATATTCGTTTTGGATGTTTCATAGCCTGTAAATAAAATAATATTGAGGGGAGATAGCTTTCGGAAAAGCGAATGGCATCCGTCCGAAGATGTCACTCTCCCCTCATTCTACTATCGGAGGTAGAATGAAAATTACAATTGAATATTTAGCAGGATTTTTTGATGGGGAAGGGAGTGTTGGACTATATTCTCATTTTAGATATGGAAGAAACAAAGAAATAAAGACAGAACTAATTCTTCCACAAATAGTTATAACACAGAGAGATAGAAAAATACTGAACCAAATTGAAGTATTCCTGGAATCTAATAACATAGGTTGTCACCTTCGTTCTGCTAAGAACGGTACTATTTATAGATTAGTTATAACTGGACTAAAGGAAATACTGAAATTTTGTGAAATGGTTGTGAATTATTCTTTTTGCAAGAGAGAAGAATTAGACATAATGATAAATTATTGTTTAAGTAGAATAGAAAGAGGAAATAATTCACACTATACTGAGCAGGACTACTTATGCATTGGAGAGCTTATGGCTCTAAAAAACGTTTCTAGAAACGTAAGCTAAAACAAATAAAAGGGGGAGGATGAAATACTCCTCCCCTACTTATATAAGGAATTATTAAATGACAACTCATACTGTTATAGATGCTGATACTGGAAATTTTGTAGATATTGATGACTCTGGTGGAGGAGGAACTGTTACCATTTCTGGTGGACTGACTGACGCCCAGCTTAGGGCTACCCCAGTCCCTGTGTCTGGCCCACTTACTGATACCCAATTACGTGCATCAGATGTCAAGGTTTCTTTAGACAATGAAATAGTTACAATTAGTGGCGTAGCTTCATTGCTTCCCGGAACTTATTTGGGACAGCAGGTTCTTTCTTTTCTTAGTGCTGCAAACCAAAATGCCACCATTCCCAATGGAACAAAAACTATCTGGATTATGGCAGAGGGCGGAAAAGTTTATGGGGCTGTCAATACTACAGCTTCTCCTACGGCGGCTGGAATTTATGTTCCTGACGGTAATGTAAGAATAGCTGGGCCTTATGGTGGAATTACTTCTTTGGGAGTTTATGCCGCTAGTGGCGTTTACGCCCATTTAGTCTACGAATCTTAATAAATAGCATGAATAAAATAAAGTTTCTGAGTTCGGGAGGCGGCAATGAATAGGCGCGCGGCGTTATTGATGTACCTGGCGAGTGGGGGAGCGGCTGACAACATCGCGCCGACTGTGGCGATCACCTGCACGCAGACCGGGCCAACGGCAACCACGCCGCTGAATTTCACGGCTACATTCTCGGAGACCGTGACCGGGTTTACTTCGGGCGATGTGACCGCAGCTATTTCGGGCGGGACGGTTACATTGTCAAACTTCGCCGGATCGGGAGCGGTTTACACGTTCGACCTTGCGCCGTCCGTAGCCGGGACAATGACCGTGGATATTGGCGCGGGTGTCTGTGTAGACGGGGCCGGGAATGGCAACGTTGCCGCAACTCAATTTAGCATTGTCACCATTTTGATGTTGTTCAACGATACGTTTACCACGGACGACGCCGCGCCAATTGCCACGCCGCGCACAGCGGAGCCGGGGCCAGGAACCGCGACAATTACGGACGCGAATAGCATTATGAGCCTTGCCGGTGGGAAACTGGTGGTCAATGGGACGGGCGTAAACAATGAAGGATACTCAGGGCCACAGACCACGCGGGCCGCTGGGCTATGTGCTGCAATCACGCTTGCCGCCGTGACCACAGGCAACACAAACGTTATCGCGGGATGGGGGAACACTGCGGCAGGGAACGCCAGGGCAACTACAAACATCGTGGCGGCGGGAAATAACATAATCTCCGCTGCCAGCGATGGTTTCACATCAGGTAATCTGATTGTCACTCTCTCCTTCCCGCATGTGCGCTATTCCATCCTGCAAACCACCGGCGCACTAGAAGTGATTGGAGATAAATTTATTTGGGCCGATTTGACCGGGACGGGTAACTGGTATCCGGGCGTAGGTGTCCGCGCCAATGCTTTAAATTTCACAGTTGACGCAATGAAGGTCGCAATCCTGCCTAGTCCCTGGAACAGCCTGACGGGGATCGCAACCGGGAATAACCAGACACCGGCCAGCGGCGACTCAATCACGCACGATGCGAACGGGTACATTTATTTCAAGTGGACGTGTGCCACGAATGAAGTATTGATAATCAATCTCCGTTACACATCAGATAATGATCGCTGGTATATCCAATGCGACCAGGCCAACAGCACCATGAAAATATTTGAGGTAGTTAGTGGAACAGCCACCGAGCGCGCATCCCAGGCGCGGACGTGGACAAACGCGACGGTCTACCAGATTTGGATCTTCAATAATGTTCTGGCGGCCAATCACATCGGAGTACAGGCGCGACCTATCAACCCTGCCAATGCAGCGGGAACCGTCCTGACCTATTCGTCCGCCTCATCCGGTGCGCTCTTGACCACGGCAAAAGTGACAGGCTTTACAACCGGCGCTTTCTTCGTGTCCTATCCCTACACCATCCCGGCGGCGGCGCTTGCCGTGTTGCAGGGTTTTTAGAGGCTGGCGAGCCGAATACGCCGAACGTGGTACAGCTTGCCACAATCCCGGCTTCTATGTCTCAACACGGAATGGAAGTATGTAACGGCAAGATATATTGCGCCGGTGGAGCCAGTGGAAAAAAGATGTATGAATACAACCCATCCGTTGACCAGTGGAGAGTGTTGACAGATTTGCCTTATGCACAGGCGTTCCGGCAATCTGCCATCATGCGAGCTGTAGGAAGCAAACTTTACTACATCGGCGGCTATAACCAGAACGTCCCGGCATATTATGGCAACGTGTACGAGTATGACCCTTCTGCGGACACATGGACGGAAAAGACCGCTTGTCCTGTTGGGTTGGAGGATATGGGGAGCGCCGTCATTGGGACGAAGATTTACGTCTTTGGAGGATTGTCAGGCAGTAATGTTCCACGAACACAGATGTACGTGTATGACACGAGCAACGACACATGGGACAGCACAAAGGCGGCTCTACCTGTTGCAAAGGCTCTTGGTGATTTTGGCGCGGCTTGCAATGGATATATTTATGCCATCGGTGCAACAAATGATATGACCGATTACCCGACATCCCTCCACCCGGTAACAACGGTCTATAAGTATGATCCGGCGGGTGACTCATGGAGTACCGTTGCGGCGCTGCCTGCAGGAACCTGCTACAAGGAAGTGGAGGTCATCGGTAACAAGCTCTATGTGATCGGCGGAGCAGATGCGACCTTTGCCGGAACAACGGCGATTTATGTTTATGACACACTGACGGACTCATGGACTACTCATGCCGTGTCCCTGCCTTATGCCAGCCTGCAAACCGGGGCATGTGCTATTGGCAGTTACGTCTATATCGCGGGCGGCTTAAATAATGCAACCACCGCTTACAGGCTGGCGCTATGATGCGAGCCGTGGTGGACGCATGGAAGGCCGCAAGAGGAAATTGGGCAGTAAAAACTATCAGTACTCAACTGGTAGGTAAATAAGGATATTAACAGCAGATTGCTGTATATAAAATGAAGGAAAGGATTTTAATAAATGAACCAAGATGTTTTAGCACAAAATGATATGTATTCTTCAATGGAGAACGAGAAGCCGTTTGCTTGTTACATAAAGACTATCCTAGCACAGGTAGCAGTAACAGTTTGGGATAACGTTCAAAAGAAACCTGTAGATGTAATTCTGCACGGAGACCCGAAGAAGAAAGACGAAGACTCGTATGTAAAAGTCTGGTCACAACAGGAAGATGGTTTCTTGAAAAGAGTTAATAGAGGTCACTTCAAAAAGGGTGTTCTTGTTAGCTACAAGTTACCTGAAAACTATGAACCACCAGTGACAATCGAACAGGCAAGTGATGAAGAACTAACTGTGATTGTAAATTCAAAGTGGATTGCTTTCGTGAACAGAATTAACAAGATTGAGTCTATTCCGGTACTTTTCAGAATGAGAGGTATCGCTGAAGAACTAGAAAAATCTGAAAAGGTTACATCTGCAATAGAAAAAAGAATTTCAGAACTTCAGACAGCGGAGTATATTACTCCTAACAATCAAGAGGCATAATGGCAGGAATAACTACGACAACCGATTTAGATTATCTGATACCAGAACTAAGAGCCAGACTCGGAGACACGGATGCTACAGCTTATCGCTATCTGGACGAATGGCTAAGGGTGTCGTTAGTATCTTCTCTTAAGTCTCTGCAACGCTGGTGGAGAATTCGTTACACAATTGACGAGACTACTTACGTGGTCTCTAGATATGCAGGAAGTACTTTCCTTATGGATGCACCTCCTACCATACAGCAACAGGACGAAATACCTATTGTAATTATGGCATCCATACTGACAAAAAGTGGAGTTCTACAGAATTCTTCTTGGACAGTTGGTAGCTGGAGAGATGCAGAAATAGCGGTGTCCAATATCGAAAGCGGAAGAATGAAAGATTCATCTCTCGCTAGGGATTGGGCAGAATTGGAAATGTATTTACTTCCTCCTACTAGAAGACTTACAGGAGTTGTGAGAACATCAATCCCCGGAGCAGAAGAGTACGATGATTCTGGTGGTAGTGGTACTACATCAGCATAGAAAGGATTAGGACATGGATAAGGAAAAACTAAAGGTTCTTTTTGCAAGCGATTTGGTGGTAGAAACTGGATTTTCTACCGTAGCACATAACATAATAAAGTACAACAAAGACAGGTTCGATTTTACAGGCTTGGGAGTAAACTACAGTGGAGACCCACATAGTTATGACTTCCCAATCTATCCAGCAATGGTCAGAGGAATGGGAAATATCTACGGCTTGGACAGAATGTGTAGCCTGATGAACCAAATAGACTTCGATTTGGTATTTATTCTGAATGACTCTTGGGTAATCTCATATTACCTAGACGCCATCAAAAAGAATGTAACCAAAAAGTTACCTCCTATTGTAGTCTACTTTCCGGTAGATTCTAAATGGCATGACTCGGAATGGTATAGAGACTTCGATATAGTCAGTGAAGCATACACCTATACTGAGTTTGGTAAGTCCGTGGTAACACAGCCTAGTTGTATGCCAGAAATGATACTGGGAGTTATGCCTCACGGAGTAGACCTAGAAGACTTCTATCAGATTAGTGAAGATAGAAAGCAGTCAAAAGTGGAACTTTTTGGAAGCAAGTTAAAGGGTCTAAAGCATGTAGAAGAAACTTTCATTGTTCTTAATGCCAATCGTAACCAACCCAGAAAAAAGCTGGATATTACGATGCAGGGATTTGCCCAATTCGCAGAGGACAAACCAGACAATGTAAAGCTTTATATGCATTGTGGAATAAGAGACGCTCATATTGACGTAGTTAAGGAAGCAAAACGCTGGAAGATGGATAATAGACTTATCTTCACCAGCCTTGCCAACGGAATTCAAAGAGTTTCAAAGGAAAGACTAAACCTTATCTACAACGCTTGTGATGTTGGAATCAATACTTCTATGGGAGAAGGATGGGGATTGACTAATGTAGAACATGCTGTAACTGGAGCGGCTCAACTTGTTCCGAGACACAGCTCATGTCAGGAGATGTTCATAGATAGCGGTCTATTACTGGAGACCTTCTATGACTGGACTTTCGACAACAGTCAAACAGTAGGTAGAGTAACAACTCCCGAAGAAGTAGCAAGATGCTTGGAGATTTACTATAAAGACAGGGATATATTGAAGTACTTTTCTGAAAAGGGGAAGGATAAGTTCTCAAGACCTGATTATCAATGGAAGACGATTGCCCAGCGTTGGGGTGACATCTTCGAGGAAGTTTGTACATAATGTTGCCTCTTTTTCCTGCTAATGAAAGGGATTTCGTCCAAGAAATGATTGACCAGATAGGGAGACCCGTATACTTTTACGAAGTCATCTCTGTTTCTGGTTGTGACCTCTGCTCTCTAGACCCAATTGCAGATACTTCCACAAATTCATTCTGCCCACAATGTTCAGGAGTTTACTGGATATATACCCTCAGCGGTGTGGAATTGCAAGCCCATATTACCTATGGTAAGGTAGACAACAAATCTTGGCAGACGGGCGGTATTATTGATGATGGTACAGTTACCGTAAAGGTGATGTACAGTGGAGGAATTCCAGAACTTATCAATGAAGCTGAGTACGTAATTGTGGATGATAGAGAGTTCGACGTGGTTGATGTGGATGTCAGGGGTGTCCCTACAGTGAACAGGATACTGGTAAGGCTAAAAGAGAAAGGTAGATAAAAATGGCAAAAGGAGAAGGAGTATTTCAGGAAGTAGATGTATTGGAACTGATAAGAACAATAGGAACAAAGAACAAAGTGGCACAGGCTAAGATTTTACAAAAACTGGAAACAGTTATTACTGACCCGCAAGAATATGCGGAAGTAAGAAAGTTTATCTTGGACGAGCTAAACAATCTGACAAGAGCTTATGTAAAAGCTACTTTTGGTAACATCGAATTCCTAATAAAGTAAACCTATGGCAAAACGGACTAAACAATTACTTGAAGAAACACAGGTTGATTTTAGCAGGCTTCAGGAAGAATTGGAGTCCGCTAAGAATACAAGAGACCAATATAGCCGTCTTCTAAAAAATGCCAGAGCTAGGCTGGCTAGAAGAAAGAATGACGACTATCCAAATCAAATAGCTACAGGATACATAACGTCCCTTAAATCTGGGAACATTCCAGAGACTACTCTAATTCAGGCTATAGATAGTGCTATAGAAACTAATATAGAGTTTAGTGACAGAACTTATAAAATCCACTTATACGCTGTAGCGAACAACAAGGATATTTATAAGTATCTAGTTACTGGAGCGGGATGGGGAACAAACCTTGACCTGCAAATTGTGTACGAGGAAGTAGCTGGAGATTTGGATGATTGGGCAGAAGGCATCAGCAACTATCGTGAAGCAGTCCTGAAAACTAAGGGACTAGACGACGATACTAAGGGTGAAAAAGCTACTGACTGGTGGTACGATAATGTCTACGGCTTTGACCTAGAAGGAAAAACAATATCTGGAAGATTATCAGTAACGCCACATGGCAAAGCCCCATTCTGGAGAATTCTAAACAGTGGAAGTGTAGAACTGGCTTCCGACAGACCCGGAGGTTACAACCCTGTTCCAGCAAGCCCCACAGACTTTATTGGTACTGCTGAAAGAACAATAGAAAAAGATTTCCTTAAATTTATGAGAGAAGCACAGGAAAAAAGGTTTCAAGAAAGCAAGGAAATACAGGAAATAGTTGACGAGCATCAGGCTAAGAGAGATGAGTATTCTTCTGAAGTAGAGAAGATAAAAACGGACATGCGTCTAAACGAGAAGATATTCAAAAGCTTTGGAGATAAGAAAGCTTTTATTGATAAGGATGTTCTTGCAAAAGCTATACGGCTAATGGAGAATGATGAACTGTTCAAAACCAGAAAAGTAAATATTGCTAAGTCCGGCTCTGGAGTTAATATATTCATTACTCTCAAAAAACTAGAAGGAACAATAGAGATATAATATGGCAGAGCTAATGGATATTTACAGATTGGAAGACCTGAGTATTAACTACTGGGTAAGAGGAATATTCCAAGTCTTCGGGCAAATAAACATAGTTGATGAATTTCCTAGGGAAGTTCTTGTTCTTCCCACTGTTTCAGTAGTGGAAGGCAAAATAACCGAGGAAGAGTTTGAACTAGGTAACAGAGATGGTATTAGAGTAAGAAGATGGTTTATAGATGTCTTTGCTCTTACTAAATCTCAAAGAAAAGACTTTGGTTACAAAGTACTGAGCGAGGCTAAGAATGGTATTAATGTCTACGATTATAATGAAGGATTTCCTCCTTCTGCTTCTCCGAGCCTAATCAATCACCTGAGTGTGGTTAGTAGAACATTCGAACCAATACCTATACTTCGAAACCTCAACGAAAAACTCTATTATAGAGGACAATTAATTCTTATCACTAAAAATGATAAAGTTTAGGAGGATGACAAATGGCTCAAAGATTAGCAGTCCCATCAAAGGAACTACAACTTCACGTTGTAGGGCCAAGGGACAAATTCAAGGCATCCAGAGTTCAGCGGGTAAGTTTCACAACTGAAATTCCTGCCGAAGACAAGGATGAACTTGGCAATCCGCAACACGTTGGTACAGTAAAGGACACTCCTAACGTCACGGTAACTTTCTCAGCTTTCGATGTCGGAATCAAAATATTTGCCGCCTTGACTGGTACAGATGCAACAGCATATCCAGCACTAGGCGTAGATGTTTCCGAACTAAGTGAAGTTGATACAATCTTGTACGTAAAAGATGCAACGGTTTCAGATTATGTAAAGTCCATTCACGGACACAGACTACAAATCAGAGACTTTACCTTCAACTATCAAGTTGATGGAGATTCCACAGAAGACTACACAGCTATTGGTTCTGAACGCAGATACCTTAAGTATGATGTAGTCGTAGATAAGTTCACAACTGGAACGACATCTTTCACGCTTACACAAACACCTATTCAGCTAAAGAATGGAAATTACGGTCTGTCTGTAACTCTGGACGGTAGCTACCTAACAGAAACTTCAGGCGTACCTGCTACAGGTCAGTACAGAATCGTTGGTACAACACTAACAACTGGCGACACTAGAACAGCACAGGTTCTTGCAGTCTATCACTCAAATCCAGCCGGTAACAACTGGGCAGATGTAAGTGATGCTTCAATGCCAGCCGCTATTCGTGGTAAAGACGTAAAAGTCAAGATTTCTGCCAACAGTATTACCAGAGTTCAATCTGTTAATATCAATGGTAACTTGAATGTTCAGGCTGTAAAGGAATTGGGAAATAGAGCAGTAGTTGGATACCAGAGACAAGTTCCTACAATTGATGGAACTATCACGGTCTTGGACACCGACACTGACTTGATTTCTCTTTTGACAGAAGGTGTGGTTGGTAGTGGTATCGAGTGGCAACCGGGGGAAGGATGCACCGATGTTACACTAACCCTAAAGATTGAGTTGGTTGACCCATGCGACGACGATGCGTCCCCAACTGTTTTGAAGACCGTATACCTACCTTCGATTACAATCACAAGCGATGGATACACTTCAAACGTAAACAACAATGCTCAACAGACATTCAACTTCAGAAGTATGGACGCACAGGTAATCATTTACTCTGGTTCACACTAATTGTTGAATAACAACTGAAATAGCTTAACAAGGATAATATAAAAAGGACGCTATTATAGCTTCCTCCCATATCGGAGGTCTATTTTAGCGTTCTTTTTGTTATAAGGAGTATGATGAAAAGAAAATGCTGTAGATGTTTAGAAATCAAGGATTTGGAAGAATTTCACAGAGATAAAAACAAAAAATTAGGGAGACGGTACTATTGTAAAGAGTGTGCGAACAGAGACCAAAAGAAATTCAACAAAAACAGAAATAGCATCTACAACAGGAACTCCTACTTAAATAGGGTTTATAATATAAATGAAACTAAATACAATGAATTATATCAAGCAGTAGATGGTTGCTGCGAGATTTGTGGAAAATTTAAAAGAAAACTATTTATAGACCATGACCATAAAACAGGTAGGATTAGAGGATTGTTATGCTTAAAGTGTAATGCCGGAATAGGTTTATTACAGGATAGTCCAAAGATAATTAATAATGCTTTGAAATATTTAAAAAGAAAGGAATAGGAAAAAATGGATGCAGAACGTAATGATGTAGACATCAGTAGATTGTTTGTCTGGGGGAAGACATTTGAACTACTGGATTCTAAGGGAGTAGTACAGGCTTTGGTTTACATGAAGCTGCTAGGAGACGCAGATGTGAATAGAGCGAGAGTATATGCACTTCGTAAGAGTGCGGAACTCAGAAAAGAACTATCCAATGTAGATAGTGACCTTAGATGGGCTACTATTCAGCAGATGGATGTAATGACGGAGGAAGACCTAGCCAACTATATTATAGTATTCTCCATGAGAGATATTACAAATACAGCCCTAAAGGAAGTGGATGTACCATTTCCAAAGGCTCCTAAGTCCAACTCTTCTCTAGCTAAGATGGAAAAGTTTCAGGCGGAAGTTGATGCCTACTCTCAGAAGAAGGCAGATGCAGTAAATGCTTTCATCAAAAAAGAAGTAGACAAGCTAAAGAAATTTTTGCTAACCGAAAGTAAGGAAGTTCTCTATAAGAGATATGTAAACACTCTAATAGATGAATTCTGCGAAAGAGAGGCTCTAAGAGCCTACACAGATATGGAACTTTATCTTGGCTGTTTCAGGGATGAAAACTACAAGGAAAAGTCATTTTCTTCTTTTGAAGACTTTGATAACCTTGGAGAAGAAACAAAGAATGAATTCAAGAAGGCTTACGGTACTTTGGGAGTGGGGATGGACGACCTAAAAAAATTGCGGGAAGCAACGCAGTAGCCTCCTTATGGAGTGTCTCTAAAGCGTTGGGTTTTCCACTAGACCCTATGGTGAAAAACTTATATCAACTCCCGTATACGATTAGTTTCGTTATCAGGAAGCTTCAGCAAATTGATGCACTAAACGAGCTTCCTAAAGAAAAGAGACCTCCAGATAAGATACTTTGGGATGGAACTTCTGAAGAACTAGACGAATGGCTTGAGAAAGTTCTAGACCACAAAACAAAACAAGACGTAGACATACTAATCAGTGATGTCGAAGGATAGTAATGGCTGACCAAGATTTTGATATTCTAGCTAAACTTGTAGAAAAAATAAATACTGACCTTGAAAAGACCTCTTCTCAGATTGGAAAGATGCAGGAGAAGATACAAGGATTTAAAAATACCATTGCCCAAGGGGGTCTTGGTACTTTTCAGATTCAGCAGTTCAACGAGCAGATTGATGCTCTAACAACAAAGATAGAGAAGGCACAGGAGAAAGTAAATAGTCTACAAACTAGAAAGACTTCTGTTGTAAATGCTGATAACGAATCTAAGCGTCTGGATGCTTTGGAGAAGCAGACCAAACAGGCGGAAGCTTTAACAAAGGCAATCACAACCCTACAGAATAAGATAGCCTTGTATGGTGATGCTTGGAAAGACCTTTCTAAAGACGACCCTCTTTATCAAGGAATTGCCAGAGACATAAAGAAGGCGGAAGCCGCCATTGCTTCTTTCCAGTCCAGACTAAGAAATCAATACGACCCACTTGGACATTTAAAGACAGGTAATGAAGCTCCTACTACTGCCCCCGCTGGAAGAATAGATGCTGGAGTAAATGCCAGACAAAATCTACTTTTACGGGATGCCATTACATTAAGAGAAATTCAGTCTTTAGATGCGGAAAAACAAAGAGCCGCTGCCAAACTTCAGGAAAGAGTGGACGCTTCTACTGCCGCATTTAAAGCAGGAACTCCTATTGGTGGAAATGTAGAAAAACAAGCCAATGATACTAGAATACTGGAAGGGGTAATAAAAAGTCTAGAAACCAAAATAAAGGAACTAAGTAGCACAGAACTAACTGCTGGTTCCAACAGAGCCAAAGAACTAGAAGACTCGATACTGCTCTACAAAACACTGATTGATAAAGTTAATCAGTACAAACAGGCTCAAACAGGTACTAGTCAGATAGAACTAAATGGGCCACGTACCACAGTACACAATGCTCCAAAGGCCACTACTACACCTACTGACAGAGAACTATTCGGCTATTCTGCTGAGTTTAGGTCAGAAAATCTTCGTATGCCTCAGTTTAGAGTGGGACAGGGAACAGCAGGTCAGGGACAGTCCTATCAAGGGCGGTTCTATGGGGACGAACCTCCCAGAGATAGCGGTAGAGCCGATAATAGAACGTGGGGACAGTGGGAATCTCAGGCTTCTAATAAACAGTACAAACAGAATATGAGTGAGGCGGCGGCGGCAGAAGCAGAACGTATCAAGGGGCTTAGAGATATTATTCGAGCCGACAAAAGATATGCTAATGCCATCAGAATAGCTGAACAACAAGGGTTCAATGTAGATACTGATTTAAAGAACATCAGAACCAGAGGTACTGGAGGAATAAATCAACTCCAGTTTCAGAGAGACGATGAGCTAGGCATCAAAAGAAACCTAGACATTTATTCATCACCTTCTGGGCGGGCATCTCCGGGTATCTCAAATCAATTCAGAACTTTCGGACAGGGTATTACCAGAGACATTGGTGAACTAACCAAGTGGTCTATTGCTCTTGCGGCTATCTACGGCCCAATGAGAAAGCTACAAGAACTTACACAGGAGATGATAGCCAACCAGACAAAACTAGCAGAAGCTACAATCTCTGTAAATAGTGCTTTTACTGGTCAGTCTAAAATCTTTGAAATCGCAGCAGATGCAGCTAATAAATCTGGTGAAGCAATCTCTGGAGTTATTGACGCATTTACTCAAGCTTATAGAGCTACAGGTGGTCAGGGAGACCAAGTAACAAGATTGGCTACTGCTCAAAAGCTTTTGGCAGATGCTCTAGTTCTATCCAAGCTTTCAAGTCTAGACCAAGCTTCTGCTATTGACACTTTATCTGCGGCAGTTAGACAAACTGGTGGAGATTTCAACAGCACAACCAAGCTTCTAGATAGTTGGGTAAGAGTTACCAAAGTAGCCAATGTAGATTTGGCAACCCTTGCTACGGGTTTTGCTACTGTGGGAGATGCGGCTAACACTGCCGGGCTAAGTGCAGACGACCTAAACGGTATTCTAGCAACCTTGGCAGAATCAACAAATCAAAGTGGACAGGAAGTAGCTAATACCTCTCGTGCCATTATTTCTGGATTCCAGTCAGACCAAGGTATAAGAGCCTTAGAAGATTTGGGTATCGCCACAAAAGACGCTACCGGAAACATGAGAAGCTTGAAGGATATTCTATTAGAAATTGCTTCTTTGAGAGATAAGAAACTTATTGATGATACTCAGTTCTCAAAGCTAACTCTAGCCATCGGTGGTGGTACTCGTAGACAGGCGGCTGTATCTACCTTCCTTGAGAATTACAGTAGAGCTATTGCAGTATCTAATGAGTCTTCAAGAGCTAATGGAGATGCTGCGGCGGCTTTAGATAAACAGCTACAAACAGTTCAAACTTCCTTAACCAGACTGGCTAATGCTTTCACAACTCTTGCTCAAACTTTGGGTACAGAGGGAGGTTTCCTATCAATCATTCAGGGAAGTGTAAACGGAATGACAAAGCTGGTAGGCTTGTTCAATAGTTTGCTAGGAGTTCTAGGCAAAACTACACCGGCACTTGTTGCCTTTGTAGCGGCTTCTGCGGCTCTAAAATACAAAGGAATTCCTTCTGTTCAAGCTGGCTTGGGAGGTTTGGTAGAATCTATTCCACAGGCTACTGGCCCCGGAGGTCAACCATATTTACCGGGAATGTCACCCAGACTAACTAGTGGTCAAAAAGGACAGAACTTCCTAACCCAAAATGTATTAGGTAATAATGCATCTTCTGGAGCAGTTCAAGGACTTCTACTAGCTGCTATTCCAGCATTAATGAATGGTCTAAACAAAGAAGATAAGTTTGGAGGAATAAAGGCGGGGGCAGATTTGGCTGGAGGAGTAATTGGAGGAATTGTAGGCTCCTTTACAGGGCCTCAAGGCGCATTTATTGGAGCCGCTATAGGTACTGCAATTGCTGAGGCATTTGTAAATAGCACCATAGCAAGAAGCACAGATATATTCGGATACAATACTAAACCCGGATTTGGGGAAAAGCCTAGACAAGATTTGACAGACGAGGCAGATAGAAATAAAGCTCTACAAGAAGCACAGGCAGGATTGTATAAATCAGTTGGCGGAGGAAACGAGGCTGTAGGTAGATTTATAACATCTGGTTCTGAAAGAGCGGCCAAAAATCTTATAGACGGAATTAACGACGCTATCAAGACACAGGACAAAGGAAAATTGGCTTCTCTATTGAACCCCAATATTCTAGGAAATACTGCCGCTCTAAAGCAACTAGGAGTAACTCCTGACCAGATACAAACAGCTTTTACTAACAAACAGGAACTTAAAGCTACTCCTGAATATGGTACTTATCTACAAGCTTCGCCAGAAGCACAAAAAGCTTATGATGTAATTATGGCCGCTATTAAAGCTGTTGATGACACAAAAAGTGGACTAAGTACTCCATTCACATCTCAGGTAAAGGCTAATGAAGTTAGATTTGGGAACTTGGTTCAAGCAGAACAAAGTCAAGCAAAGTCCACCCTAGCTAACCAGAGAATATCTGGAGAAGTTACGGGTGCTGAATATGCCCGTAGAAATGAAGCTATTGGCGGATTTGATACCAAAGCTTTGCAATACTACACAGCTTTGGGAGACGAGTTCATAAAAGTAGATGGCAACGTAAATAGTGCCGCCGATGCTTTCGACGCTTTCAACACAATCATCGTAACAGGCGCACAGAATAGCATTCCAGAACTGACAGCTATTGTAGGACAGATAGAAGACCTTACAAACTTACTTAATTCTCCAGAACTTCAGGATAAGGATACTCTAAAGAGTTTAGGATTTGATAATTTGGCGGAGGTTTCAAACAAACTAAAGGAACTAAAGACATCTGGTGCTAATATCCTTAGCGATATTTACAAGCAGACTACTCTGAATAATCTGAAAATCCCATCAATTCAGGGAGATTTGTCAAAACCACTTACAACAGGTGAAAATCAACTTGTAGAACAGAGAACTCAGAAACTACAGGGACAGTTCTACCAAGGATTTTTACAGTTCTCGGATACACAATATGACGCCTTGAAGGATAGCTTCGATGAGTTTGCAGTTACAATCAAAGACTCTGGAGATGAATTCTTCAAGTCAGTTACAGAGACAGACCAGCAGTTCAGACAGTCGGCTATTCAGCAGCTACAGGAAGAAGGAAAACTTCGTTCCCAGAAAGAGAATCCATTTGGTATTCAGCAGTTGGATATTACTTCTCAGCAGGGTGCTGGACTACAGGGAAAGATAGACTACTTCACCAAATACCTGTCGCAGGAATTCCCTCAGTACAAACAGAACCCGGAAGACATTGGAGTTATATTCAGTGACTATGTTACAGCAGTACTACACGGCGATAACCTAGCTGTCAAACTAGCTTTGGAAAAGATTGTTGACTTGAACCAGAAACAACTTGACGGTATGTATAACATACCTGAAGGTGCTACTTTCTGGGTTCCTCTTCAGGCCGCTTACTACAAACCTAAAGACCAAGGTGGAATGGGTGGTGGAATGCCAGCCGTAGATTCTCAGGCAGTAGATGGAAATACTTCTGCTACAGAATTAAATACTCAGGCTTTGATGAATGCTACAGATAAGTGGAACAATGCAGACCCTTATCTATTCAAGAGACCCGGAAATCCAAAAGAAGACCGTTATGACAAGATGAATGATACATCCAAGGTTTTCTTGGGGGACAGATATGACAGAATGAATTCTGGTGCGCCTTCCAGACTTGCTCACGAAGATAGATATGACAAAATGAGCAAAGAAAATCAGCCAACCTCTTTTGTAGACCAGTTGAAGCAAGCCTTGAGTAGCTTCTGGCAAGGACTAACACAGCATGAGGCTCCTCTTTCTGGACGTGCAAACGTAGGTGGTGGAGGTTCTGTAGGAGGAAGGAGCATGACAGACGTAGCTCCACAGTCAGTTCAGGCAAGACTGGACATGAGATTTGAGAACTCTGTACAGCTATTGGTAGACGGTAGAGTACTAGCAAGCATCATCTCACCTTATTTGTCATCTGACTTGGTGAAGTTTGAGGCTTCTCAGGGTACGATTACTAAGAGATATATAATCTAAGAGGTAAATATGTGGACATTAAACTCAATTAGAATTTTTGTGCAAGAAAATACAGGAGACGGGAGTGCAATCATTCCCAGACTACAGCCCTTAGATGATGAAACTGTTCTACAGTTCTTCGGATATGAAAGTGAAGTTAAATCAATCAACGCCTATGTAGTAGGAGATACAGATAAAGCGGCCCTCATGGCTCTTAGAAAAACAGCCACAGCTTATACTTTGGTTAGCCCTATGGGAACTTTGGGAAACTATTACGTAAAGAAGGCTGTTTTCAAACAGATACCAAATACCTGCCAGACACTTAGACCAGACTTGGCAGAAGACGCTCCTATGTATATTTTTGACTTTGAACTTTACCCAACAAGTGATTAATCATGCAGACACTATATGCAACATGTACAAATACTTCAAACATTCTCTCCGTTGCCTTCAATGACAGTCATGTTGCCGCTACTTCTACAGCCGTAGTTACAGCGATAAATACATCACTGGATATTGGAGATGCCGCTACTGTTTATATTGGCTATGTGGGAGACAACTTCAAATGCATTACTGGTTTCGTAAAGAACATTGAACTTAAAGAGCCAGAGAAGCAGTATACAATAAGCATAGCCAATGCTCTTATACGAGCCGTGGATTTCTTCATAGCATCAGATGACCCGGAACACCCATTCAGCAGACAGAACATCACAGCCGAAGACCTGATAGAAGATATTTTACGTCTGTCTGGTCTAACAAGCTTTGATATGGAAAGTACCAGCTTTACTTTTGCTATAAACAATCCTGTGGAAGTGAATCTGACTGGATGCTATGATTATGCAAAGTTCTTGGCTAATATTATAGCCTACACCTTGTATGCGGATAATAACGGGCAAGTTCATCTAATCAATAGAAGACCTTATCCGGTAGGTTCAGAACCGGCGGATTACACAATAACTTTGGCAGATTTGATTGTAGAAGCAGCCTATCAAAAATCAGACCATGATATTAGAAACAAAGTTCTTGTTTACGGGTCAAATAGTATAGCCGCTCACGCACAGGCAACATCTCCCTATCTTCCTTCTGGATTTTATAGAACGGTGGTAGTGGCCGCTCCGGGTGTTATTGATACACAATCTATGGCACAGCAGTCGGCAAACTACAACTTGGAGATTTTGAACAGGCTAACTCAACAGGTATCTATTACAATGGTAGGGCAGACTAATATCTTTCCCCGCACAATAGCAGACGTGACATTATCAGATATAGGAGTTTCAGGAAAGTGGTACGTTTATAGCGTAGAACACAAATGGGACAAAGCAGGATATATAACAACATTAGAATTGCGTCGTTAGAAAGGCATATTATGAACTCAGCAATATACGAGATAAGAAACAATATCAATAATAAGTTCTATATCGGTAGTGCGGTAGACTTTTCTAAAAGAAGGGCTACCCATGTGTGTACACTAAGAAAAGGAACTCACAAAAATAAATATCTCCAAGCAGCGTGGAATAAGTATGGAGAAGTTGCATTTACTATAAAACCTTTAATTTATTGTGACAAAGAAAATCTTATATTATACGAACAAAGATTCATTGACCTCTTGAATCCAAACTATAATTTGGACAGAATAGCAGGAAGTCCTATGGGAAGAAAATTATCTCAAGAAACAAAAGATAAAATAGGAAAAGCAAATAAAGGAAACAAACCTTGGACTTACGGAAAAAAACTTCCGCAGTATCTAAAAGATAAGCTTCTTACCTATAGTCTTGGTATCCCAAAAAGTAAAGAGACTAAAGAAAAGATAAGTAAATCAAAAACAGGAATATCAACCTCTAAAAAGGTTTACTGTGGGTTTATTTCTCCAGATGGCATTACATATAGAAATATTATTGGTCTCAAAAAATTCTGCGATATTAAAGGACTTACCTACCGAAATATGAACCAGGTAGATAGAGGAGACAAAAAGAGTCATAGAGGCTGGACTAGAATCGGAGAATCAATGTGAATGTTCAGGTAAAACACAATGGAACAACAATTACGGGTTTTGTTACTGAATATGAAAGAGTGCATAAGATATGCACAGGAATTGGAACTTTAACCCTACAGGTTATAAACACAATAGGGAGAACCTTTGTACCTTGGGACAATATTGATATTTACGAAAATGGGGATTTCAAAGTTAGATATTATGTTTCAAGCGTAGAAAACAACATTCCTAGAGGAACTATTTCTCTGGATTGTCAGGACAATTCCAAAAGGATAGTAGATTACTTTATCCCCGATTCATATACAGTGGATTACCCTAGCTACACTCGTTACTGGATTGAAAAATTCCTGACCGAGGCTGGAGTTGATTTTGAGTTTAATACAACTTCTCAGGGAAATCTTCTATCGAACTTTACCAATCTAGGGCTGACTACAGTCTATGAGCAAATCACAACCCTTCTACAAATGAGTGGCTGGTATTTTTACTTTGACGGGAACGGTAAGGCTATTATTGGTTCTTTGCAGACAGACTTAGCAGAAGATAGGGACAGTGTAGGAAAGACTGACATTCTCAATATAGAGGTTATCAAAGACGATAAGATGCTTAGAAATAAGGCTCTTGTCTTTGGGGCGTATGACCCTTTTGCCGGAACCAATGCAAAAGCTTCTGTAACCGTTCATACTCCTTGGAACTATGACCATAATGATATTCGTCCAATTGTCATTTCAAACTCAAACATTCCAGACAATGAAACAGCTTATGGTATGGCAAACCAGATTGTCAAAGAGTTTTCCCGTATTACTGTGGAAAAGCATTTGTCAGTCTGGGGGGCAAGAGATTTCAATCTAGGAACCGCTCTAAGAGTTACCAGCAATATTTACAAAGGTAGAGGACTGGTTACTACATTCGGTGTGTCCATGAGCAAGGGCGGACTTATAACCAATGTGGTTCTGGACGAAAGATGCCCAAGATTGTTTGGCTTCTTTGATTTCGGAGACTATGTTTATGTTTCCTTCTACGGGGATGGGGTATGGAGAAAACATATCAAATTCGACCCAACTTGGTATAACTTCTCTACGGGTCTAACAGATTTGGCTATTACTGACCTGCATGTAAACAACGGAGTTTTTGGCTCTGTGGGTACTAGAGGAGAGATGTTCTATGCCATTGATGAACTTCCTTGGAACGGGATTTCTTTTAGCAGTTTTATGTCTTCTGAAGAGAGCGTTGTAGATGCCAGTGGTAACTTCATTGCCTTTTCTGGTCTTATGGCTAGAGCAGTTATTATAGATAAGATAGGTAACACTGTAAAGTTTGGTGTTGATACAATGTCTGGAATAAACATGGGGGATTACTTCATGAATGCTTCTGGTTTCTCTACCACTGCTAGTGGTAATAGAAGCTGGATAGTGGAGTATGATGTTCTTTCTGGAAATCTGGCCGGAACATCATATCCTGTATCCTTGTCAGGAAACTATAACTACTTTGTTGTGGATTTGGATAATGACGGGAAGAACGATTATATTTCTGTAGGTACGGGAGGAACAGCCGCTCCCCCTGTTCTGGGTACTGACCACAACTACGGACATCACTACACTCAGGGATTTGCTAACTCCAAGGATTACACTTCCTACACCATATTCCCTGACGCACAGAGCATTGTAGACATCAATAACGAAGTCAGAGGCAGCATGGAAAGCCTCTCAGTTAGAGTCCAGAATCAAAGCTCTATGATAGCCATTGATGACCAGATTTCGGGGTATAGCTTTATTGTGGCTGTTGGGGCGGACAAGGTGGCTAGAAAAGATAAGTATACTAGAACATTCAGTGCTGGTGCATGGAATGTAGCCAGAACAGAGACAGTATCATCAGCACAGACTAATATTGGTACAGTACTTGGTATATATCCTAACCTGGGGTCTGATACCCACAGAATTTTCTACTACAAAAAGCCCAGCCAGGGCAGCATAGATTTTTACTACATAGATTGGAATGCTCTTGCTAATACGTGGGGAAGTCAAACTCTTATACAAACAGTAACTTTACAGACTGGCGGGACTGCCTTCTTAGAAAGAGCTTTCCGTCTCGATTCTGTGGTTTCAGGTAATGTGATAAAAGTATTAATGACTCATATAAGAAGTCAGAATAACTCAACTGTCTTTACAGCAGAATCGCATTTGTTTATAGAAGTTACTAGCATTTCTATGGAAACAGCAACACTAATAAATGACCCAGTGTTAGATTTTATTACTGACGAATATCTAACATCTGGAAGATATTATTACTTTAGTGATACTGGTCATTCAGCACCCACATTCCCAGATGCTATAGATAATGGTAATAATCCACCATACTTTCATATATTTCAAAACGGACAGGACGTACAAATCATTGGAAGAATAGAAATGTTCTATAATGATATTACTGCTCCTCCTAATTTAATTTTCAGCACTAGGGAATTTCTTTTTTCCGGCAATGCGTCAGTAGTTCAATACAACGAAGTTTATAATGACACTCAAGTAATGTCAGCATATTCCAACATAAGAAGATTTACCGGAGTCTTTGAGGGAAATTGGCTTCAACTTACCACAAGTAATGCAATTATAGTGGGTCATGGAAACTCAATTGGATTGAATAGCTTTGTCTGGGACGGTGCTACGTTCTTAACTTATACAAGTGCTGGAAATAGTACTACTATACCGTATTACTTTAAGAAATCTACAGTCTTCCCGATGTTTGCTAATAACCAAAATCAATATATTGCTTTAAATAGCAGTACTTTTAATATAGTAAGTGCTGACAGTCTTTCTGTAATAGGAACAATTGTTCCTCCAGCTAATGTTTACCCTAATGGTTTTTGTAGTACTGGTTTTGGAGGCTTTGGGGCATCAGTTTACGCAAGCGTATTTATTGATGATGCTGATGGATTTGACTGGCTGGTTCCTTTCGACTTTACATCCTTCGATTTAGGTAGAAAGCTTTACACACAGGATGACGGTTCAAACTCTGTGCCTAGTTTTTCTATTCGTACAATAAGTTTTGGTAACTTCTTTATCTCGGATTCAAATGACTATACGGCTGTTCAACCAGTAGCAGGAGTTTATTATGTAGACTTGGGAAGTCCAGAATGGGAAGCGGCTGTTTATCAGGTTCTAAGAAGAGACGATGCTACCACCTTTACTCTTATTGAAGAGGAAGCTTATCCTATTAGATTGGATATTTCAAACAATGCTCCTGTTCTAACTGTGGGTTCTGGAGATACTACCTTTGTATCCAACTATGTGTATGAAACTACTCTGACAACTGTAGAGTCTGCACCGTCAGGCTTGGCCGCCTTCTCAGGCCAAATGGTAAATGACTATCGTTATACCTTTTTACAGCCATCCCCCGGAACACTAAGTTCTGGTTTGGGAATTTCTTCCACAATTCTGTACATTCATGGTAGTGGGATTTTCGGAAGTGATGCTCTAACCTATTCTGGAGGTTTCTCAAAGATGTTTGATGTACCTTCTGGATACGGAACCAGAATAGAAACTTCAAACTATGGAGTTGGAGGACAATACATCTTCATCACCGCCAGTGGAAACGTACAGAGATTTTACCAGCAAGACCCCGCTGCGTTTTCTTTTACAGATTATGGTACAGGATTTCCTCAGACTAGAGCCACCCAAATACGCCTAGACGATGCTGTCTAGACTTACGGAGAAAAATGACACCAAACAATAAACCTAAAAATCTATATCTAAAGAAATTTGGAAGACTTTCTGTTATCGGAGAAACTCCAGACAGGGCAATAGTAGGTCGTCCTAAATGGTTTTGTAAATGTGATTGTGGAAATGAATTATGGGTAGATTCCTATAAACTTTTAGACAGCCACACTAAAAGTTGTGGCTGCTTGCAAAAAGAAAGTAGAATGAAAAAACAAGGAGAAGCTGGACTAAATGCTGTTATAAGGGGCTATAAGAAAAATGCCCAGAAGAGAAATCTACTATGGGAGTTATCTGATGAGCAGGTAAAAGACATTACGAGTAAATCTTGTTTCTACTGTGATGCAGAACCTAAAAACGAAATAAAAGCACACGTTGGAGAAAACGGTAGATACCTGTATAATGGAATTGATAGGTTAGACAACAATGCGGGGTACACGATAAATAATGTAGTTCCTTGCTGCTACAGATGTAATATACTGAAAAAGGATTTTAGTATAAACTCTATGGTAAAAGTTTTGACCAGATTAGGCTATAAGGTGGAAAGATGACACTACAGAAATTTGAATACGCAGTCCTTGACATGATAGAGTCTGCCGCCAGAACGGTCAAGACTGCTCCTATCAATTTGGGAGGAGTGGGAGGGGCCGGTGGTGGAGTGGGAATTCCGCCCGGAGGCTTCATAGGAAGACTTGCCCAGTTTTATGTGGCTTATGATACCTTGGAAGCGGCTACATCAGATACTCTTCCTTCTGGAGTAACCGGAGCTTCTGGCTGGTCTCTGGTGGATAATCTAAATCACATACGCTATAGACTAAACATACTGGAAAGCGGGGGGTCTATTGTTGTAGAAAATGACAACACTCTCGTAGACTACTTGGATGTAACAAGTATTCACTTCTCAGGGGCGGGGGTTGTAACAAACGACTTGGGTGGAGGAGAGGTTCAGATAGTTATTACTGCGTCAGGTGGGGGAGGTGGGTTGGACGAAACAGCGGCAGATGCTTTATATCTAAGATTGGATGCATCAAATGACCCTGTTACAGACCAACTAGATATAGTTAATTCTACTCCCGGTAACGGTGGTATATTTATCCTGACTGAGGGTGACTCATACACGGCTGATTTCGAGAGACTTAACAGCACTCAAAGCTTTGCCAGTTCTCCTCTTATATTTGGATATAGGGGAATCTCAAATAACAACACAGATAATGCCTACCTTCTAACGATGCAGGAAGCTACTGCCACTGGCGGTACATTTAGCGGTGGAGCAATAAGATTTATAAGCAATAGCACTGATAGGTTTCTATATACCCATAATGCCCTTCCTGCTGGAACGGTAGTTATGTTTGATAGTGACAATGTAATAAACGCTTCTGGTAAATTGCTTTCCTTGAAAAATCAGGGGAATGAGAAGTTCTATGTTACAGGTAGCGGCCTTGCCTATACTCCAGAAGGAAAGCTAATAGCAGAAGCACCCATTGATGGAGTTGATTACGTAAGAAAAGATGGTGCTTGGGTAACACTGGACAAATGTAAAGCAGCCAGAAGCACAGCACAGACTATTTCAACAAGCACAGATACCAGAATAGCCTTTACATCAGAATATTATGATACCAACACAATGCATGACAATTCCACTAACAATACCAGAATTACGATTAAGAAGGCTGGATATTATGTTGTCAGTTCTTATGTTGTGTATGCCGCAAACGCTACTGGTATTCGCTCTACTCAAATCTGGATAAACGGCGGTAGTTCTTCCATCAACACCAACAATGCTGTAAGTGCTGGAGGACATCAGGTAGGTTTGACAGACCAGTTTCTTTTGGCAGTAAATGATTATGTGGAGTGCAACGTATATCACTCATCTGGTGGAAATCTGGACGTAAACACAGCTACTCTGTCTGTAGTACAGCAAGCATAAAAAGGAGAAATAAAAATGGAACCAAACTTGAATGATAAAGTAACTATGGAGAGGCTTTCCGAACACAGCGTCAGAATCAGAAGAATGGAACTTATAGAATCAGAAATAGAATGGATAAAGAAGTATTTTGAATCCAAACTCTCCGACATAGAAAAGAGAACAGAACTGGCTAGACTGGGTATGGAAAAAAGGCTGGACGGTATGAACGAGTTCCGAGAAGCCCTTAGAGAACAGTCTTCAAAGTCTCCTACAAGAGTTGAAATGGATTCTGAAATCGAGTCTTTACGGAGAGAACTAAAGGATTTTTCAAAATACAGGGAAGACAGGGCTAGCCTTCCTGTGGATGTTGTGTCTTTAAAGGGAGATGTAAGAGCGCTTAATACCTTTAAGGATACGCTGGCTGGAAGTGCAAAGCAATCAGACGTAAATAGAGCAACTGTTATAAGTGTTATAAGTTTGGTAATAGGAATTATAGGACTATTGACAGGATTATTAATAAAATGAACGAAAAACTTTGGGATAGAGACGGGAGACTCATAATGAGTGAAATAGCACCAATAGATTTAACACCAACATTAACGGACAGTCAAAAGATAAATATGAATATCATAACAATGAACACAGCTTTAAACGATATTCAAAAGGATATAAGCATATTGAACAAGGTAATCCTTTTAGGGAACGGGGAACCGCCTCTTAGAGAAACTGTACGCAATCATGATGCTTTTCTGCGGGATATTAGATATTGGACTAGGTTTGTAGGGGGAGCGATTGTTATACAAACCATAGCCTTTACTTTGGGAATTTTAGTAGCAGTAGTAAAATTCCTTCCTATATTGGAACAGTTATCGAGACAAATAACAATAATCAAATAAGGAGGTTTGGTATGGATAATTTCCAAGATGAAGGTATATTTGGCTATGACCTAAGTTGGTATCAAGACAAAAATGATACTGTGCAGGGTATAGACTTTGAAATGATGAAGGCTTATGGAACTTCCTTTGTAATCATACGAGCGGGGCAGGACACTTGGCAGGACGAAGATTTTGAATATAACTGGTCTCACGCCAAGGAAGCAGGGATTCCAAGAAGTGCCTACTGGTTTGGGGACAAAGACAGCAGTGGCAAGTCTCAGGCACAACGGTTCTGGAGTTTAGTGAAAAATGACCAGCCAGAGGGGATACTATTCGTAGACTATGAAGACGGAAGCTGGACTGATTGGAATCAGTTGTATGCCTTTATTGTAGAACTACAGAGACTTTCAGGCTTTCCTGATTCTAGAATAGGTATCTACACAGCCTATTATTACTGGGTAGACCACTCGCCTTCCAACGCATCTTCAAAAGCTTGGTTTGGGAAGTACATACTCTGGCTCGCCGCCTATACTGCCCACCCGGAATTGGTGAAAATTCCCCTACCTTGGACAGCGTGCCTTATCTGGCAGGATGAAATCATCCTATCTGGAGGTACAGGTGTGGAAAGCAAGGAAGTAGACCATAATAGATTTAATGGCGACGCAGAGAAATTTGAGCTATATATGGGAGGAACTCCAGTGATAGTTCCACCAGAAGGAGAAGACATGATATTATATTACGCAGATTTAAAGCCGGGATTGGAGAGTAACGTTAGACCCGCAGCGGACTTGCAAGCAACACCAGCCACAATAATTACCGGCCCACTCACTATTAGCATAGTCAGTGAGAAAACAGAAGCAGACGGCTACAACTGGTATCGAATAGTTGAACCAATAAACGGCTATATTGCTCTCACCAGCAGTTACACCAACTTTAGACCGGCTACTTCCACTTCCCCGGATACAATGGAAATTACTTTGAAGTTACAAGATGGAACTCTATACAAAGGGATGGTGACTAAGCAATGAACGTAGAGCTTTCCCTGAACTGGGGAACCTACGCTGGCGAAGTAACAAAGGTGGAGCAGAATCTAAACCAGTACTACAGAAAACCCCACGATGTAGAGATGATAAACTACGACTTGGACGAAAAGATTGGCTGGGTCTATAAGGGAGACGGATACCACTCCGGGCCGGTCAGGGGAACAGTCGTAAATAATCCTGAGAATCCTTTGAAGAAAGGTATGCCAGAAGTATATAGAGTATACCCACAGCACCAGACACCTTTAAACTGTGACTGGCAGTGGTTCTGGAGAGAGCTAAATCCAGAACTGACGGACAAAAGCTTCTGCACCTTACTCGGTGGGGGATTGGCTTGGATGAACAACACCGGCTTTCCGGGCAGAAAGAACTGCATTCTACAGGAAGATACTGAACAAAAGTACCCAGCTTTTCACTCCCCAATAATAAACGGGGGAGCTACCCTTAAAGGTGTGGAGAGAAATGGCTATTTACTAATAGACGGACTACTTACTTCAGAAACAATCCCTGACCCAATGCAAACAATAGAAAAATTCTGGCTTTGGTACTGGGGAACTACCGTTACAAAAACAGGAAGGGTAAATTATATCGTAAGACTGGCTAAGAATGGCTCATACATTCCAGTAAGAATACCCATACTATCAAGATACCAGCTATATGCTCCTTTAAACTGGTTCGACAAGCTACCTATAGGGAATCCCACCATTCCAGCCACAAGCTTCTCCTAGAACCCCCTAGAAATCAACGCCAAGGGGTCAAATTTCAATTTAACAGATAAATCCACATAATCCCCCGTAATGGGGGATTTTTTTCGTTACAGAGCGATACAGAAGGATTTACTCTACAAAAAAATTACAGAAGTTTACCCTATTCCCGAAACTACCCTACCGTTAGCCTATTTTAAAAAAAAATTTAAAAATTTAAGGTTACTCCCTGATTCACTGGAGATACAGAATATTTTTTTGGAAATTTTTTTAAGAATATTTTACAGGAGTCTTTGGGGTACACAGGGGCGCTCGCCAAAAAAAATCCCCGTGAATTTTTCCGCCCATTATGGGGGAGTTTATCACGGGGAATTTTCTTACTAGATTCTGTCAGATGGATTTTACAGGATTGTCACGGGGAGTTTACTTGCACGCCACATTCCCCACCATGACACAGACCTGATTCGCGAACATTGCAGCCAGTGAAATTGTAATAATGATAACTGCCAATAGCCAGTGCATTTTATATTCTCCAATTCTTACATGATAATCCCCGCTAGAGTAAAATTTAGCGGGGATTCGCTCAGATTCTTTCCTTACTCCACGTCTACGACCTGCGATGCGGACTCGGTCTTTTCAGATTTCAGGGTGAAAATTTTCCCGGTGAAATCCGCGACAGATGCGGCGATTTCAACGCGCTTTGCAACATTTGACCGCTTGTATTCCGCTTTGGATTCCCCGTCAATTTTCACTGTAATCAGGTCATCGGGATTCCCGGCAGCCGCAAACAATTCAGCCCACGCCGTACCGCCCAAAAAGTCAACGGCAGATTTCCCCGCTTCACTGTCTACATTCTTGGTTGCCAAGATTCCCGTCAATTCGCGACGCAAATTCTTTTTGCTTTCACCAGTCATGATTTCAGTGGTAACGTCGTCAACTGTCTTAAACACTGTGTAAACTGCTTCTTTAGCCATTTTATTACATCCTTAAACTTGGAATATTGCCTATGCTTTTCTACTCTGAAAAATTCCTTACTGTATTGTTGTACTATGCTTTACATTCACCAAAAAATGCCATATACGGACTACACTCTAGAAATTCCATGCTCTTTAACAGTGTAGCAGTTTTCATACCTTCCCAAAAAACGAAGGCAGAGTCAAAATCTCTAAAATCCCTTGTTTCCTTTTCTCCGGTCATTAGCTCAATACGGATCATGTAAAACATCTTAGTACCCGTAGAATACTTTCATGGTTACAGGTTTATTATCTTTCCCTGTAATCTGTACATGTACTTGGGCCAAACAATCATAACGCTGTATTACAAATTCCTGTGTTAAATTTCCTACCGCCCACGCTACCGCTTGATTCTTCAAGTTTAGCATATAGGATTCGAAATCTATTAACGTTGACATTCTATTCTCACTTTCACAGTAAGGAATTTTCAAGAGTAGAAAAGCTTAAAGCCTTTAGGGTAAGGCTTGACCTAATTTTTCAGCAGTAGAGTCTTACTGCTTGGTTATCGCTTAGAGTAATTTACAATCTATATTGTATGCGTGTTATCGCTATACCCTAAACTTTCCTATGATTTGACTTTCCTAGATTTTCGCCGTATCCAAGCTCTAGGAGCAATCCCCAAATACCACTCCCTGTCACCTGCGCTACTATCATTGTACTTGTCAATTATCCGGTTACCCGTCATCCAATTTTGCCCCATGCATACATTATACAGGGATAATTAAGACCCATACCTTAAAAAATGTAAACTCGATTCTACTCTACTTTTTAGCGGATTCCTGTGCTTTATTTGTTTCGTGATTCCATATTCCTAGAAAAATTTACCACGAAAATAAGTACTAGATTAATGAGTGTATCTTACAAGATACACTAAAATTTTCCCTGTGAACTTTCCCCGCTAAAATTTTCATGGTGGATTCTCTGGTACAGTTCAACGACCAGATTATAGGCAGTATAGACAACACCAAAAGCCGGGTACGGCGGGCGGATTCCTGTCTAGCCAGTTTTCTGCTGAGATTTTTTGGGAAAAGGGGGAAAAGACATTGAAACGGCGCTCCTGAGAAATTGAGAAAATTCAGGGAAGCAAATCTCAGGAAAATTTCCCGTAGAATTCTCCACAAATGTAGAATCCACCTTATACGTATATACAACTAAAAAATGGTAACACGCATACTTAAAGCACAGGAATTTATCGTTATTCGATATATTCTACTCTACTTTAGCAAAAGTGAATCTTTTAAGGTTTACTATCCTCCCCACATGCTATAATAATCATAGCGGGCGGTATACGCCTACTAGGAATTTTCTCAGGAACTTTCCCACAGGAATTGACAGAAAAATCTTCCGCACTGGAAATCTTATGGGATTTTACAGTAGGAATCGGAAGAAAATAGCAGGAATTTTGTCGAAATCGGACACCGAAGTAATCAGGAGTAAAATATCATGGAAGAACTTGACGTAGTAAAAATCTCAGAGGAAAATACCAAGAAATATCTGGCACAAAAGGCTGATAAAGCTTGGAATGAACTTTCTGCCAGAAAAGAATCCGACAAGCTTTCTCGTATTTCCTCACTGCTCATTTCTCACTGGGAATTCATGGAGATATTTGCCCAGCTTTCCGAGGGTGAAACTCTTACAGTAAATGCCCGTGGAGAACTTTTCAAGGGAAAAGTCAAGACAGAAAAGCTCCGCCAACTTCCACAGAAAATAATCTCACGCAAGCCTATTAATCTGGATGATGCAGAAATCACTTTCAGAAGTTTTGTGAAAAATTCAGACCCAGTTTCTACAATCGGTTCTGATGGATTTTCTCATGAGTGGATTTCTACTATTCGCTCCATCAAAACTGCTCAGGAAGTTCCTCTGGTGGAGATTTTCATGGAAGTTTATGAGCAGACCATCAAAAAATCACCTGAAAAATGCCACTATGAAATTGACCAAAACAGTTTTGGTGAAAAAATCACCCGATTTTGGATTGACGGAATTAAGACAGAGATAATTGTTAACGAATTCTTCAGGCTGATTTCCTACAAGGACGTTGATGGAAAATTCGTGGAGGTAAAATGAATAACCTTTTGGAGTGGAAAGACCAGCAGGAAATTATCCGCCAAACTACAATGAAATGGTACAGTCTAGGAATCCAGCTATTTCCCCAGCAAGAAAAACCAGTGGAAATTACCTTCGATTTGACTGGAAAAACTTCTGGAAAAGCTTGGACAGGAAATAATTGTAGCTTTTTTCGTATCGAGTATAACTGGCAACTTGCTCAGGAAAATATGGATACTTTTCTTTCCCAAACTGTACCCCACGAAGTTGCCCATATTATTGCCAATGAATTTTTCAAGGAAATGTGGCCGGACGGAGTTCTTCATTCCTGTTTGTGGGAATTTGTTATGATAAAGTTTGGTAAAGTTCCTAATAAACATCATCATTATGATTGCAGTAAAATTCGTGGCAATAAAGTTGCCCAAGTTGTAGATGTAGAATAGAGAAAAATCATGTACATAGTTCTTGAAAGTATTCCTGAAAACGGCAGTGATTATATTTCCATAGAAATTGCTAAGGGAAATATGATGTACCATAATTGTCTGGAAACTGAGTGCAATATTTATTGCATGAAAACATGGAGGGAAGTTTATCTGTTTCTTCTTTCTAAAAAAGTTTGTCTGGTGGAACCATCAGGAGAAAATATACACATTGATGTGTGGGTTCTTTCTGGAGAATACACTATCAAGGAATGGAATTGAGGTTTAATCAGAAAAGTTCTTCAAATTATTTGAGGTGAAAAATGTTGACTAATGTGGATTATCAAATTTCTAGAAATCCTTCCAGATTTTTTAAACATAGTCCTGAATCTTTATCCCATAGATTCGAGAGATTTGAGGAAGTTGCAGAAAATGGCACACAAAAAGTTCTATGGACTATGTGCAATAATCTTGTCAGAGATTGGTACTGGTATGGTTGCAGGGAATTTGGCCTGAAGGCTGAAAAAATTGAAGCTAATTTCTTTCCTAGAAATAATTTGACTCTAAAACAGTTCATGATAATTATGGGAGATTGTGGACAATATATCCAAGGAAAATTTCCTGATAGAATTATAACCAAACATTCTATTAGAATTTCTATGCCTGTTCTTAGAGCATTTCCCGGTGAGATTTATTTTCTAACAATTCCCCACGAAGTTTGCCACGCACTGGCAGAACAGATTTATAATAAGGAAATACGATGTGTCCTACACGGAACTGAGTGGTCAGATATTATGGATTATTTTGGTATTCCTGTCGAAAGTACTGTCCACACAGAACAGATGAGAAAAATAATAGAAAAAAGTTCTATAGAAAATGTCTCAGAGAGTTTATCAGTAACATATCCTTACGAAGAGTTGTCAGAACCGGAATAGAAAGAAATTGAGAAAATTTGTGTTGTGGAGGATTAGAAATAATTCCTCTTAAAAATTTATGACAAGGAGATTTGATATGAGAACCACAGTCAGAAATTACAAGAAACGCAGTCGTGTGGAACGTGCCAAAGTTCGTATGGCAGAGTTTGCCAGCCTTTCTTCGGAAGAACAGAAGCTACAAATGGCAAAAAATAAGGCAGAATACGACGCCAGAAAGTCTTCCTAGATTTTTTGAGGGAAGAGAATCCTGAATAATTCAACAAATAAAAAAGGAGGTAATTCTATGCGGCAGAAGCGGAAAGCTGCCTGATACAAAATTATAGATATGAAACTGGTTAAAAATCCTTTCTATCTTTAGTACCTAAAATATGAGCAAGTTCTGTAAGTAAAATTCTACAAGGAGATTTCGAAATGTTTTGCACAATTAAATATACCACTGCGTACTGTCTGCTGGTTGTTGCAGTAGCCCTTGTCGTGCTTTTTTCCGCATGTTCTCCCACAGCAACTCCCCAGCCCACTCCAACAGCAGTTCAGAAGGAAATTTCCCAGCCTGTTCTGGTTGAAAAACCTGTGGAAATTCTTTCTGAACATATCAACTACATCGGCGGCGGAGATTGTAGCGCAGACAGGGCCACAGGAGATTTGTACATCAGCCCTGACCCATATTGCCTGACATATGATGGAAAGGGTGTCGTGGAAACCCCCATCGCAAAATTGGCAAATATTGTCAAGAAAATTCGGGTACGGGTTACGGCCACAGTTTTCCCCACAGAAGTTACAACGAGTGTACCAACGGCGGAGAACACCATCATTCCTGCTCCAACTTTTGTGGAAACTTCCACGCCAGTTCCCCCGGCAACTTCCACTCCGAGTCCTGAGCCAACAGTGAAACCCACAAAAACTCCTACGCAGGTTCCCACGGAAGTTCCACCTACGAAAACTCACAAGCCCAAGCCCACGGAACCTCCCTGCCAAACTCCTACCCCGCCTCCGTGTAATGATGACGGCGAAAATCATGGGAATCATTACGGGAACGATAAGCCAGACAATAACGACCATGATGACCAGAACAAGCACGACGGCGAAAATTCATCGGAAGACCACCATAACGAAGACCACGGGAACAGCTAGAAAAAACAATTGAATAAAATTTAGGGGGATTTACAGAAGCCTTTTAAGTCCCCTACCCTAAAAGGCTTCTGTAAGTCTTTTTTCTATAAAAGAAATGAGGTAAAAAGTGAGCAAGAAACCTGACCTAGATGATTTATTTAGTAAGTTGAAAGAATCTGAGAGTGATTCTTATCCTAAGTTTGAAGAAAGACGTAAGAGCTTTTTTCGCCAGATTTTTGTCAGTAAATTCTTCTGGCTAATTGTATTCATTCTATTTATGGCTATTCTTTGCACTCTTTCCCGATAGGAGAGTATCATGAAAATATTTGTTATACTAATCTGTGGTGTAGTAATTTTTGTGCTTTTTTACAGCCTTCTTTCTACTATGGGAATTGTTGGAGAAAGGCAGATGCTCCTTGCTGGCGCACTTTCCCTGCTTTGCATGGCAATTCTTTCTCATTAGAGGCAAATCATGAAGAAAACTCCAGAAGAAGTTATCAAGTTTTTTGGATGCATTCCTACCATCAATAATGGGGGCTGCGGAGTTTTCGCGCTCTCTTTCCACAGATGGCTAGAGAAAAATATGCCCGAAAAATTGGCAAATATGTCCATTGTGTATCTTTACTACAGCGAAGAATTTAAAAGATTTCAACAGAATGAATCTTTGTCTTTTTCTGCTGAATTTAATAATGATGAAATCTGGACTCCTCCTCATATTGGAATTTTGTGGGATAATTGTATCGTAGAAGCTGGTGGAGGAGAAGTTACAGCAGAAAAATACAAATTATGGCATGAAGTTTCTGCTAGGTTTCTTCTGGAAAATTTGAAGAAATATTGGACGTGGAACGGAATTTTTAGTAGATTTTTATATCTTCCTTTCATAGAGAAAGAATTGGAAATTAGTTTGGAAGATATTAGAATACCAAATCAACCACCAAATTCTAAACAACTTTGGTTGAAATTTTCGCAGGAAGAGGAAGCTTATGATTCATAAATTTGCCGGTGTGTGTCTACTTTGCGTAGGAATTGCCCCACTAATTCCAGTAGTTTTTGATGGAGCAGTTCTTACAGGAATCGGTTCATGTCTAGTACCACTAGCAATTGTGGTAGGACTTGTGCTGGTTATTGTCTAGGAGAAAATCTGATGGTAAATGAAGAAAGAATTGTTATTGAGTTTCACCTGAAGGGGATGTCGCTGGAAACTGCCACAAAACTTTTTGAGAACATTCTTGGTGAGATTATGTACGTTTACCCCGCTGTAGAAGTTGTCGCATCGGGTGTTGCCAAGGAAACGGAGGAAGAAAATGGCTAAGAAAAAGACCACCCTGTTTAATCCCGTAAACGGACATGAAGTTGTGGACTATGTCGCTGGAAAAAATGGTGTTGAACTTCACCAGAAAAAGGATGGCAGAACTGTCATCAAAACTGACAAAGGAACTATGCAGGTATATGACAACAACAAAAACTACAGTAATGTGGACAAGGCAAATGTCAGACGTTGGCTGAGAATTCTTGGCCTGCTTTGCCTGATACTTGTTCCTCTGGCTTTTTGGATTAATCATGTCCTGCTAATCCGTGCAGGAATGTAGTAAGTAATTTCAATCAAATCTAATTAGGAGAAATAAAATGAATGAGCTTGATTTTGCTGGAATGGGAAAAATGCTTGAGCAGAAAACTGCTGAAAAGAAGATAGCGGAAGAACTTAGCCGCCAGCTTCGTCTGCAAGTTCGTGGAATATTTTCCCATGCAACTTCTCAGCATTCAGAAAAGAAACGTGGGGTTGGAATTACCCGTAAGGATAAATCCTCCACAAAAAAGGCAGTGAAACTTGCCAAGAAACAGCGTCAGGTAAATGTCAAGCGTTCTTTCAAGAAATCCCGCCCGACAGGTTCCAAGCAGAGGAAATAATGTACAAGTTTCAGGATGATGAAAAGGCTCTGCATGAATTGGAAACAAGACCTGACGCAAGAACTCGTGAGCGTATTTCCTGTGAGAACTGTGGCAGTAAAGACCATGTAAAAGTGGTCAAGCTTCCTCCCAAAATGGTTGCTGGACAGAAAGTAAAATCCTGTGGGATAAATCTCTGTTCAAACTGTCGTGGTGGAAAGAAATTCAAGAAAAAGAAAGGAGAAAATTTAGTTCGTTCTTGGTAAGAAATTTCAGACAATTTAGAAAGGAGTTTCTGCAAATGAAAAAGTTCATACTTACCTTGCTGGTGATTTTGGGGGGAATTTTGCTGGCGGGGTGCGGCCAACAACCATCATTCCCGGTCTGGAATTAGATATACGGTAATTTCTGTGAAAGTTCTCCTCAAGAAATTGGGGAGATTTTCCCTGTCTAGCTCAACGGACAGAGCACCAGCCTTCTAAGCTGTAGGTTTTGGGTTCGAATCCCAAGACAGGGACTACGTACAAATTTAATAGGCCAAAAGCTAAGGAGAAATATTATGGCACATAGAATAACCAAAGGGCAAGAAAGAGCTTCAAATTCTGCTAAAATTTTTGACTTTATGAAGCATAGGCATATTCGCCCAGATAACTTTGCAGATTTACATGAAACAATTCTGCAAGCATTAGCTTTATTGACGGGATATTGCAATTTTTTGCATGATATTCCCACAGTAGATTACGTGGATAGTTGGTGTCTTGACGAGTTAGAGATAACATCTCGTAAAATTTCAACTCTGGAATCTGTAATGTTTTTCATAGAAAGCAGAGGATAAAATGTTTCTATTAAGATTTCGTGTCAAGAACGAGAATAAAACTATGCTACTTCATGATGGGGAAAGTTTTGTTGGAGGAAATACTTATGAGCAGGCTGAGTATGCTTCTATCAATAATTCTGCCAAGGCAGTTTCCGTTGGAGGATTTGACATTGTGGAAATAACTGTGGAAGAACTCTCAGAAGCTGTTGGTGGAGTTCCCTACAAAATTCTGTCTATTCATGGTGGATTAATTCCATCTAATGGCGTAGAAATAGTTAAGGAGAAATAAAATGAAAAAAAGTTTGCAAAACTTATCGTTTGAAGATTTAGCTGCTATTTTAATTCTAATTTTCGGTACAGCGACGGTATTTATGCTTTTCTCAGAAATCGTCAAGTATTTTTCAGGATAATTACTATGAAAGATTTAGAGACTGTTTGCAAACTTTTTCTGATGCTTTTGGTGGCTCTGTTTGATGTAGGGATGTTTCTATTCCTTATCTTATCATTACTTAAGATGATTTTTTAGGACAAATCAATGATAATCTTTTTTATCGTGCTTTACGTGGCAGGTTTTATCACTACTTTTTTTGCAGAGTTTAGACTCGGAGAAGTAATTGTATTAGTAATTCTAAAAGCAATTTTCTGGCCTATTTGGGCCATAATTATGTTCTTCAATAGAACAGGAAATAATACCTAGGAGAATGTTATGGAAGAAGTATATGACAATGAATTCTATGTTGTTGTTCTAGAAAATGCTGAGGGGAATTCTCAAGTAGAGTTTGTGCATCTTCGATTTGGAGAAACCATGCATCATTATGTGGAAAGAGTTCATCCCGGCTGTGTCGTAGACCAAATCTACACTAGAACTTACACAAGATAGTGAGAATAAATGGAAGCTAAAAGAGTTCTAGAAATTTACCAGCTATTTATGGCTGGATTTTGCAACGAAGCTGGTGCATCTTTGAAGTTAATCATGGCAGGATGTACCCCGGAAGATGTCTCCAAACTTCTCAAGCAGTGGGATGCAGAATTGCATCCGACAGAAACCAAGTAAAATACCGGCACAGAATGTTCCTTTAAAAACCTCACATGTCTATCTACATTCCGCCAGTAAAATCAAGGAGAAATAAAATGGCCCAAATTTTGGTCAAAAATCGTTGGATTCTTTCCAATGTAAAGCGTGATATGTTTTTCAAAAGAGAAGAAACATCGGTTTTTACCTTGGAACGTGCCGAAAAATTTTTGACAAGAGGTGAAGCAGAATATTGGCAGCATCATGTTTTAAGTTCTTTTCAGAAAGATTGGTTTACAGAGATTCTTCCTGTGAAAATCACCATTGAAGTACTGGAGTAAATCATGTTAAAAATTTGTTCTCACTGTCATGAGATAATTCCTCTCAATGAAGATTATTGCTGTGTAAATAGTAAAGGAAGTTGTGAGGGATTTGTTATTTCAGAAGAGTTGGAAGGAATTTCCAGTCACTCCTATGTGGATTTTTATCTAGATTTTTTCACAAAAGAAAAGTTTCCAAATCACAAGTATATTGGTCAAAGATTTGGACAGGCTTTTTTGAATGCAATTTATCCCGAAGTTATGGATAGTGAGCTTTTCTATGAAGAAAGCATAGATAAAGCAATTGCAATTATCTTTGAAAGATATGTGGATAACTCCCTGTCGTTTGATTCTGGGAGAAAGTACACTGGAAGAACAGTCTTCCAAGAAAGAGAATAAAGGCATAGGAGATTCCTCTAACAAACAAATATTCTTTGATTTATCTCCCGCTATTTGGGCAAAGGAACTTCCTTTAAAATTCTCATACAATTTACTTACTTCCCGCCCGTCGCAAATAAATTGGCATAAGTAGTTCCTCTAAATTCCTTTTGCGAAACTTTACTACTCGCCAATGTCTAGAAAAATAAGGAAAAATATCATGAAACAATCTGTGCTGATAAACGGTCAGGCGAAAGAAATTCTTTTCACCTTAGACCCAAATCATTTCGTAATTTCTGGCAGGCATTCTCGTCTGGTTTTAACTAGAAAACAGGTCACAAAAGCTTCTGAGAAGAATCTGACTATTCCTCCGGCAAAAGAAGTTCTTCTTAACCATTTCTTGATTAAGAAAACCAACAAGTTTCTGGAAAGAAAAGGAGAGTCAGATTCCTATGTAGTTTTTAATCTAAAGTGGGGTATTGAAGGTTATGAGCAGATTTCTGTAGCTTTGGGGTACAAAAACTTAGACCAAGAATATATACTGCAAGCCATGAGACAATATTCCCTGTCCTTTCCAGATAATTCTTCATGGTTGAATTGTGTGCATCATTTATGGGATACTAAGTTCCCAGAACAAGTCAAGTCAGTACATGCAGAAATTTCCTACTATTCCAGTAAGTATGAATTTAGTGTACAGTGCTGTGATGGATTCACAGCGGAATTTCGGGAAAAGTTAATTGATATTTTCCCGTTCTTTTAAGTTTAACAGAATAGGAGAAAAATGTCAGCAGTTTCTTTGATTGATGCTACCCTGTACCTTTTCAATGGACTTCCCGTACAGGATAAAGGAAAAGTAGAAGTTCCATATAAAACCCTGCTTAATGCTACTGTTAAGAGGGGTTTTATCTTTTCCCCTGAAGTTTTGGGGAACTATTCAATTGGAAGTTTGGCAAATATTTATGAGAGAATTGGCATTTCTGGAGAACAGGCTAATTCCTCCTTCCACAAATCGTGGGAGAAAATTGCCACAGCTTCCATCTATCAACTTGTGATAGAACAAATCATCCACTATTTCACTACATATGGAATTGAATATCTTACAGGAGAAGAACATCCAGAAATGGTGTATATTCCCCTTGAAGAACTTCAGATTCCAGAAATGCCGAAACTTGAATTGAAAGTTATTCACGGATATACTCTGGGGGAATTGAAGGAGAAAACTCTGGGGCTTTTGAACACCGGAATTGCCCTGAAGGATGAGACCCTGCAAGCCGTGCTGGAAATCCTGACAGTAACCAAGGTAACTCCTGAAGAAATCTCTCAGGTGAGAAATCGGGAATTCTCCATCCTCCTGTACGATTCCTTCAAGATGGTTCCAAGTAATCCTGAAGAATTTCTGCGTTATCTTGTCTACAAAACAACCGGGCAAACCATGCTCATCAAAAATGCCAGAACTTTCATTGAAATCAAGGCGAAGAAAAATTCCGTTACGGAAGCACTTCTGGTCATGTATGTAGGGAAGTATGGTGTACAACGTCTGGCGGAGATTTTCTACCGCTATAAGATGATTTTTCTGGCGTTCAAGTCCAGCAGAAATGCCCACATTATTAATAGGATAAGAAAGCTGGCTGTAACTCTCAAGGTTCCCTCCGAGCCACAGTTCTTGGATGTTCTCTCCTCAAAAAGAGCCACGAAACAGAATTTAGAAATTGCCAAGGA